GATGAACGCGGACATCTGGTGGACGATCTCGGGCGCCCGGTATTGAAGCTCAGGATTCATGACGTGGAGTTTGGCTGGTTCAACAATGTCGCCGCCCGTCACGGCATCCACAGTTGCGAGCGCATCCAGGCCAAGCAGATCATTGACGCCTTCGGGCAATTTTATTTTCCCGGGCTCTGCGTTAAGAACGAGGAACAGGAGCAGGCCAAACAGCCGAGTCGTCGATTTACGAATATCGCCAAGGACATGGTCCCGGCGAACTGATGCCCCAAAACCAAAGGCCCGGTGAGCAACTGGAATGATGCGCGTGCGGCGAGACGGGGTTCTGCTAGCAAGGACGCCGTGATCCTTAACGCGGACGCGGCCACGGACGTTTCTGTGGCTTTGCTGACGAACGGATTTCCAGCCAAGTCACCGGGCCGCTCTCTTTATGGCACAACTGCGCGGCCGGCAGCGCCATCCGCGAGGCGGCAAAACTTCTTAAATGAGCAACGCCGACATGCAGGCGCTCCTTGCGCAGTTCAAACGTCTCGGCCTGGACGAAGGCCAAGGAATGAGGTTGCTTGGCGACTCGAACACGATCAGCGACAACTGCATCAAACTCCTCGACATCTACGAATCTGACGTCCCTGCGGCGCTTGCGTGGTTGAAGAAACAGAAAGTATGAACGAAAAACACGAGTTCCCCGCCAGAGATACGTCGCTCGACGTATTGGTCTTGAAGGTTCCCAGCATCCAGAAACGAATCAAGGTTCTGAGAAACTGTGGTGCGGCGTGGTTGGCGTCTGGCAATAAAGTGCTCAGTGATTACTGCGACGGGGCCGCGAGTGAGCTGGAGTTGATGCTAAAACACGACGGAGACGCTCCGGACCTTCCGGACCTAAAACATCCGCATCCACTACAGCCCAGGAATTGATGGACTCCTCACTGTTACTCTCCGAACTGCGCAAGATGCACGCCTCCGATGGCTGGATCTTCATCCCCGAACTACGGTTGGGCACCGGTTGGGGCACGCTCAAGGAACAGCGTTTGGACGCCTGGGCGATCAACGCATGGGGTGGAAAGGTTCAAAATCTACGACGCAGTTTTGAAATCAAAGTCTCGACCGAAGACCTGATGGTCGAGTTGCGCAACCCAGACAAACGCTGGATGGCCTACGCAGTGTCCAACGAGTTCTATTTCGTCACGCCCTGGAACCTAGTTCGCCCAAAGATGCTCGCGCGCGACGACGGGCTCATCGAGTTCCGCGACGGGTGCATGAAAATCACGAAGGCGCCTCGAGTCCGCGAAGCTATGCCGCCGCGCTGGGATTTCGTCGCCTCGCTGGCAAGGAGGATTACCAACCCATGAGACTCTACCTCTGCGTCCACTGCCAGAACGACCAGCACCAGAACTGCGAGCGCACGATCCACTGTCCGGAGGGCCAGTACGGCGGCTCAAAATGCACCTGCCCGTGCGACGGACGGAAGGATTACAGGCGCAAGATCGAGGTGGATATGTGGGACCAGGATGTTGGGAGCGATGGAACTGTGAGCAATGCGGTCCGCCGCTATACCTCACAATGGGGACTGCCGCCCGATATTTCCACTTGACGGACAGCCGGATCGTGGAGTAATCGTCCCGCGTGCGTTCCCTTGTGAGTACACTTTCCGTCCGCGGAGGATCTGAAAAGATCCAGGGCGACGCACAATCCTCCGAAAACTCTTTCCCGCGGACGGAGCTTCCTTCGGAAACCTTCCGTGGCGTGCAATTCATGGTTCGCCATGCAAAGGACGGCTGGTTTTCCCTCGTGAATTTGCCATCTGGAACCGTCTTAGTTTACAACGGAACCACTGCAAAACCCTGTTCGGATGCAAGATCGGCAAGGTTTTTCACGAAGCGATTTATTAAGGATGCCACGCGTGATCGGCTGAAATACCGCACGTTCCAATACTGGAGGCATCTGTGAATTTGATCCCCGGTCGAAGTTCTGAGGCGTCGAACTACCTGGCAGCCGCGGCCGCGGAGTCCAGGCAAGCGATAGCAGGAACAGGCGTGGCGGTTAAAAACGCGACTGGGGCCATTTTCTTCCGGCATCTTCGACTTCAGCGGGATTCCCCATCCCCACCTCCTTTCGGATTGTCGGAAGAATTCATCTTATCAAACCAGGGCGAACGGGCTGACGGTCAAGATAATGGAGCCGGGGAGGGTCGCGGGACTCCGGTGATGCAGGCTGCACCTGAACCCAAAAGCGCGTCGGATCGTCAGCAGTTAACACGGTCGCCCAACAAAAAGACCAAGCCCGCCACGGGCAGTGCAGATCCCACGGCGGCATTCAGGCTCCCCGTCAGGCCTGCGAGGCGGATAACCGCCAGACGGGAGATTTCACGGGCAGGTCAGCGTTTGGAAAACGAGGCAATGGCATCAGGCTCCATGGGTTGCTCTGATGCTGTTGCAGCCACCTCTGGATCGCTACCAGAGGATCTGGCGCCCCGGTTCGACTCCGGGCCTGTCCACCATTTTCCTAAAAACGAGACATGGTGCTTGCCGGTGCATCCGCGATTTAGTGGGCGACGGGTCAACACGCTGGGTAATGCGTGCCGTCGTTTTACATCGAACCGGCCCCATTTTCAGCCGTACCGGAGTCCGTCGTCGCATCGGGATCGACGGAGTAACACGCCAGCCCCCTGCCCATCTGCCCTGGGAGCGCCGGGCCTCCGTCCAATTTTGAGCAGCAGCCCGGAAAGCAGACGGGCAGAGAGCACCGCAAGGCAATCCGCACCCTCCATCCTGCAAGCCGAAAGGCCACACGGTGCAACTTTGGGAGGATGCAGCCGGCGTAGCGCCCGGCCTGCTCAATTCCCTTCTGCCGACGCCTGACCGATTTCCTCCGCCTGGGCGCGCGACACCGGCGCAATAAACGGTGCCTTCGCCTTTTTCGTCTTTTCCTTCTCCCGAAACTTCGCCTGCGCCCGCCGATTCTTCGCCCGCCTCATCTCCAATGACACCATCTCCCGGTACTTCGCCCCATTCAAAACAAGCCACCCTTCCTCAACAGCCTCTATCCGGCGCCCATCAAACGGCTGCGGCTCGAGCCTCTTACTGTCCGGCGAACTCAAAACTTTAAGCGCATCCAACACCTCCGCCTCAGTCTTCCTGGACCGCCGTCCAATCTGATACGCCGTCATCCTCACCACATGATCCGCGTCCTTCAACGCCAGCATCGTCAAAAATACCTTCACCACATGATCCGGCTCATCCCACACCGACGAGTCCACAATCCCAGACCACAGCGGCGCCCACGTCTTGAAATTCATCGGCCAAAATCTTCCCAAACCTCGCCCAACCGGTCAACCTCAAAGGATTACTAAATCGCAAAAAGTAATCGACCCGTAAACCTATACATATACACATACAAGAGGGATCTACACAGGCGAGCCATAGGCGAGGCGCACCACTGCCGTAATCGGCCATAGCGAAGCGCCCAAACCTCACCTCCCTCGATCAGTTCACCCTCCTCCAACTCCACACCCTCCGCTCCACGCCCGCTGCAGCCCAACCCCTCAAACCCAGCTAACTCCACAAAACCTCCCCAAAATGTTCCTTGTGGAACATTCCACCACCCTTTTCAAAATCCAATTGAGGGTCGCATGGGGACATACGTATCCGTCTTCGACACCCCCGGGGAACCCCCGCTATGGGGTGGCGGTCGTCCTGGAATCGAGCCGCCAGGCCGAAATCTGGCCGGAATCGACGGAAATCGCTGCAACGGCAACGATTGCTGCGTATGGGACCGATACGCAACCGGATTGTAGGTGGGTGAATACACCCAACTGGCCCGGAATTGGGTAAATACACCCAATCGTGCGTCCTGCAAGACTCAGCGACGTAACGTCACCCCATCACCGCTATTTCGATCCTTCGTTGGAGTCCGACTGTGCGGTTGCGGATGCTCCAACCTCCGAATCGGTCTTTCGGCGCGGTGGTTCGCAATCCGGCCGGGATGAACGAATTGAGGAGGCTTCGGGATTGGAGGCATTGTCCGATCCATTGGTTCTCGGCGCGCGACAGGTCGATGAGCGGATACTTGCCGAGGATGCGCATTCCGACTCTGGCGCCTCTGGCGTGAACTTCGGTGAACCAATCAGCGCAATCTGGCGAGTGGTTCGGTTACTGTTTGGCCGACGTAACGGATTTGGATCGGTTCATCGGACGCGAATAGTCCGTAAACGGTGCCGTGCGTTTGGGGTTCGAGGAAGATGTCTTGCATGTCGGACGATGGAAGTTTGGGACGTGCGAGTCAACTTGACAAATACCGCTTGACAATCTTCGGGTGGTTGTGCGATTGTGTTCGCGATGAAGCGACCGAACACACTTTCCGACTGCGCGGGCATTGGCTCGAACGTCGCTTCATCATCCTCGTTTCGGCCGAGCCGCGCAGTTGGATTAGGAACCACGACAATGACGACACACGTTTGGCATGTAGCCAGTATGGGGAATCACCAAGGCTTAATCGTTGACGAAACGACCGGGGAAAATATCGCGGTGGCGTACGACAAGGCCAATGCGCCGTTGATTGCTGCCGCGCCTGAGTTGCTGGCGTTGGCCCGCGAGTTTGAATCCTATCTGGACCTGAAGCTGATCGGATTTCGGCGCGAGTATCCCGAAGATCATTGCATCGTCCAGACTGCCGTGCGTTATCTGGAACAGGCGCGGGCGGCGCAACGGAAGGCAGGTGCGCGATGAACATCTATCGAAACGCGAAGACGGGTCTTTACGTTGACCTGTGTGCGGGCGAAGAATTGAAACCCGGCGATTGGCACAAGTATCCCGATGAATACGCATTAATGCCCGTGTTGGAGGAGATACGGCGGATCGATGCGAACACGTTCTGCATTCTGACGGATCACGAATTCTCTGCGGACGAGGCACGCGAGACGCTCGAAGCATTGAAGGCAGGTGCGCGATGAAACACAAAATCACGTTCTCGCTGGAGATTGAGACTCCGATGGAGCTGGCGGACTACGTGGAGGTCAAGGGTTCGGTGTTGGATCGGACGTATGATTTCCTCTATGCGAACAAGGGCGGTGAATTGGTTGATTTCAACTGGGAATCGACGGTTGAAGGAAAGGCGGTGGTTTCGTGAATCTCATTCCCACTCTCTTCGTTCGGAACGGGCGCCGATTGACTCAGGTAACAGCGGATCAGGCATCGGTCGCGATGGAGCAGGCACGCGACGCTTGCGGGTTGGGTGGTTCAAAGACTCCGAACATCAAGCTGTATAACATCGACGGTGTTCAGATTGGATACGTGAGCTACAACGGCCGTGTGTGGCTTGGTTCGGAAACGTCGATGCGCAACGTGGAGATACCGACTCGCGGTCAAAAGACAGCCGCACAACATGAAGCCGAAGGTTGGGCGGACCCGGCTGCCGAAATCGAGAGAATGCGCGCTTGCTTGAACGCGATTCGCGTGACTGCAACAGAACACGCGGACAAGGGAATTCCGATGACGCCTGAGTGTGTCGGCATTATCTCGAAATGGGCAAACGAAGGATTGAAAGGATTTTCCAAGTGACCGCGCTAACCAAACCAGTCTCGCGCCGTTCGGATTCGCGGCTCGATGGATCGTTCGGTCCAGACCGTGACAAGCGAATCGTCGTCACGTTGCATCCTGACGGCCGTATCGAGTTGCGCCCGGAACGCACGAGGCGCGCCGAGGTTGTTCACCTGGTGGACGTGTATCGGTGGGCTGTGCGTTGTCGCGCCGATCAACTGGCGCGAACAAAGCGCGCGGAGAAGAAAGCGCGGCACGATCAACGATTGGCCGATCAGCGTCAAAGGCGCGCAGAACGGCGTTTATTTACCGCTTGACAATTTAACAGGCGGATCGGACGATTCGCCGTCAGTCACGACAACAACCAACAATAGGAACACGAAAATGAAAAAGGAAACGACACCGCCGATCACGCAATTGGAAATGACGGACAAGGATATTGAATTCGCGGAACGAATCGCGAATCGCCTTGGCTACGTCCAGACGGCCTACACGTCCACGAGCGGCTTGTGGGGATTGTTCTGCCTGCCCGAGAATCCGCGCACGGCCAAGCCTGGCGAACAAACGCGAGGCGGCTGCATCATCAAAACGGCTCAGTTTGGCTTCCTGTTCGTCGCCGACCTGGAGGATCTGCAACTCCACGATTTGCACGACGAGGAGAACCGCATTGAACGCGCGACGGTTGGAGAGGCGGTGCAATCATGAAATCAGGTGGACTCATTGTTGACGCCGACAAGATCGGCGCGGGCCTTTATTCGATGCTCTGCGACAAAGGCGAGGAAGCGATCGTTGCGTTCGGAATGATCCCGGCATGGGTGATCAATTGTTTCGAGAAACAGCTACGCGAGAAAATCATTTCCGAGGCCGCGAAGCAAAGCGATTGCCTGCCGTCTGACCTTGCGCCACGAATCCGATCTTTACTTCCCGGCAACGGAGCAGGCGCGCGCCATTCTGGAAAAGCATCCGGCACAGTTCGCAATCCACGAGACGTTCATCAACCAGCGACCGCCCAACGTCGGCGAGCGTTGGATCGATGTGCCTTTTGCTTTTGAACCTTGGTGGACCCGGCGAATGGAATTGCAGCGGATCGCCTGACGTTCAAACCGCCTGCCGGGAAACTGGCAGGCGTGTTGAATGCCAACGATTATGAACAAACCAACCGAAGCGGCGTTGAATGCCGCAAATGCCCTTGTGCGTGAGCTTGGCGGACTCGCGGAATGGCCGGCATCGCAGATCGCCATTGTGGCGCAATCGATTGATCGCAGCACTGATTTGCCCGCGCTGACCGTCGTTGCGATGGCCGCCCAAGGAGTTCTGGACACATACAAGCGTGCGCATCCGATCTTCAGGCCGCTGCAGGAGCTTGAATCGGCGCTGGCCAAACTGGGGAGGAGCGAGTCGTGACCGACAAAACGAAAACAATCCTGTGGTGGGGCTGGATCGTCGTGGCCGTTCTGGCGACGGCGATCATCCTTCTGTGCGCATGAAGAGATGCGACCAGCCAGGATGCGCCGGGACCGATGGCGAGCTGCGGCAGCTACCCAGGGGCGCCGGCCGGTGGGACGCGCCGAAGACAATCTGCTGGAATTGCTGGACGCGGATAATCCTGCCTACTGGAAAGTGGCACCTGCGATGGGGAAATCTTCCGCCGGTGCTCGAAAAAGATTGTCAAGCGGCGTCAGACTGCGGCACAGTGGCGCGCGAAATACTCACTTCAACCATGCGTGCAATCGATCCGAACAGACAATGAGCAAAATAATCGCGCTATCCTCCGAAAACGTTAAACGCCTGTCCGTCGTCGAAATCAAACCCGATGGCAATGTCGTTGTCATTGGCGGACGCAACGGCCAGGGCAAGTCATCCGTGCTGGATTCGATTCAGTACGCGCTGGGTGGCGATACAACCGACAAAATGCCCGTGCGTCGAGGCGAGGATAAGGCAAAGGTGGTTCTGGATCTCGGCGACATCGTTGTGCGCCGGACATTCACGGCCGCCGGCGGGACGGCGCTCGTTGTCACCAATGCGGACGGTGTTCGCCAGGCATCGCCCCAGGCGATTTTGGACAAGTTGGTGGGCAAGCTGACGTTTGATCCGCTGGAGTTCGCGCGCCAGAAGCCAAAGCAACAGGCAGAGACACTGCGGGCGCTGGTGGGGCTCGATACATCTGCGATGGACGCGGAGCGCGACAAGGTGTTCGAGGAGCGCACGGCGGTCAACCGCGAGGCAAAGGCGCTCGAGGCGCGGATGAACGGGATGCCCAGCCACCCAGGTGCGCCGACGACCGAGACCAGCACGGCCGAGATTCTGGCGGACCAGCAACTTGCATCGGAGAAGAATCAGGCCAATCAATTATTGCGCATCGAAGCCGAGGGCGCTGCGAACTTTTTCGCCTCACGTCAGGCGGATCTGCTGGAAACCGACGAACAGATTGAGCGATTACAGGCTCAGCGAGTGACTCAAACACAGGCGCTTCATGACGCTAGATTGTCGTTGCAGAGTGCGGAAAAGAAGATCGAGAATCTGAAGGATGAGGACCTGACACCGTTCAGAACCAAGGCTGCCGAGGCCGAAAGAACCAACCTGAAAGTGCGCGAGAACACGGCCCGGGCGGCGGTCGTCAAACTGTTCAAGGCGAAGACCGAGGAGGCGGAGAAGCTCACGTCCAAAATCGAGGACATCGACGCCAAGAAGAAGAAGGCGATCATGGCTGCGAAGTTCCCGATCGAAGGCATGGCGTTCGACACGGCCGGCGGGGTGACGCTCAACGCGATTCCGTTCGAGCAGTGTTCGAGCGCGGAACAGTTGCGGGTCAGTGTCGCCATCGGCATCGCGCTCAATCCCAAGCTGCGCGTGCTGCTGATTCGCGATGGCTCGCTGCTGGACGAGCAAAGTTTGAAGCTGCTGCTGGACATGGCGAAGGCGGCAGATGCGCAAATTTGGCTGGAGGTCGTTTCGACCGGGGACCAAACGTCCGTCATTATCGAGGACGGGCGGGTGCTTGGAAAAGAGGAGGAGGTTCCGCGTGCGTAAAAAGGATTACACTGAATTAGTCGGTGTTCGATTCGGGCGCCTCGTGGTTCTTTCTGTCGGTCGGATTGAAGGTCGCGGACGGAACCCGTTCGCGATCTGCAAGTGCGACTGCGGGAAAGAAGTTACGGTCAGATTATCCTCGCTGATTAGCGGTTACACGGTTTCGTGCAGGTGCCTTGCGAAAGAGAACGTAGCGCGCAGGAATTTCAAACACGGAGACGCCGCAGGTGTTCGTCCAAGCACCGAATACACCACTTGGCATATGATGCACCAGCGTTGCGAAAATCCCAATCATAAGTCTTACGGCGATTACGGAGGGCGCGGTATCAGGGTTTGCGAACGTTGGAGTGTGTTCGAGAATTTTCTCGAAGACATGGGGCGCAAACCGTTTCCAGACGCTTCCATAGACCGCTTCCCGGATAACGACGGAAACTATGAGCCGGGAAATTGTCGCTGGGCATCTTGCGTTGAGCAGGCGTTGAACAGGAGGCCAGTTCCGCGAACTGAGCTTGGTCAATTTATGCGAGGCGGACGCGCTGAAGATTTAGTCAACAATCCATTTTAACCCGCGCTCGTCTGAGCGCACAATCAACGAAAGAATATGATCACCAAAAAGAAAACCGAGGTATTCACGACGGAGGACGGGACCGAGCACAAGTCGATCGAACTCGCGCAGAAGCACGAACTGATTGCTTTAATCGGAAATCAAACAGCTGATTGTGAGACGTTGGCCGAAAACATCATGACGCACAGGGATGGGATCGTTAAAATCCTGACGAACAAGGCAAAGAAGTCGCGCAAGCCCAACGGTTCACCGAAACCGCGACGCGCGCGCCTTCCTCTCAACATCAAGCCGGCCGATACTGCGGAGGGTGCGGCGTGAGTTTTGCAGTTCACAGAGCCACACGGGTCGGCGTCAATCCCTTGATCGTTCTCTACTCGGAGAGCGGTTGTGGCAAAACGTATTCGAGTATGCTGCTGGCGCGCGGGTTGGCCGGCCCGGATGGAAAGATTGTCGTTGCGGATTCAGAATCCGGGCGCGCGAGCCTCTACGCTGACGTCCTGCCTGGTGGATTCGAGACGTTCGATCTGTGTTCACCTTTTTCCCCAGCGCGTTACGTCGAGGCGATCGATACCATCGAGGCCAGCGGCGCGACGGTCGGCATTGTGGACTCCGGTTCCCATGAGTGGGAAGGCATGGGTGGCGTCCTGGACATGGCGGGCGAGATCGAACAGAAAAGCGGCAAGGCTGGATTGCACTGCTGGAAGACGCCGAAGTTTGAGCACGCGAAATTCGTTCAACGGTTGCTGCGCGCCAAGATTCCGTTGATCATATGTCTGAGGGCGAAATACAAGTCCCGGCAGACGAAGAACGAGGCCGGCAAAACGGTTATCGTGAAGGATGAAGCCACGTCCCCTATTCAGGCGGAAGACTTCATCTTCGAAGCGACCTGTCACGCCGAGATCCTTCAAAATCATTCCATCATCCTGACGAAGTGCAGTCATCCGTCGCTCCGGGACTGTTTTCCGAAAGACAAGACGGAACCAATCGACACGAGGCACGGAGCCGCGATTGCGGCATGGTGCCAGGCTGCCGCATTGCCTGTTGGAGCGACGGCGGCCGGCAAGGCGCCCCAAAGTCCCACCGACCCGCTCAAAGCTGCCAAGGCGGCACTGTGGGAGCAGTGCAAGTCATTCCGTGGAGCCGCGAAGTCATGGGATGTCGCCGTTGAAAAGTTGCGCGAGTGGAAGATTCTGCCGGCGGGCAAAGGCGTGAACGATTTGACGCTCGAGGAGTTCACCGAATTAGGCGACAAGCTGCACATTCATCTCAATCCATGATCATAGAGGCCAAAGTCATCGGGTCAGGCATCACCGCCGAGGATTATCTCAGGCAGGAGGTCGAGCGCGGACACCCGGATTACGTGTTGTCACGTTCGGATCTTGTCGAGATTCTGCGGTGTCCGCATCGCTGGCGCGCCGGTTACAAGCTGGATTCGAGCGAGGCCCGCGACCGCGGCAGCCTGTGGGATTGCCTGCTGCTGGACCGTCCGAACTTCGCGAACCGTTACGCCGTAACGCCCGAAACCTACCCGGCGCCGGCGCATCATCCGAAGGTGAAGAAGCACGAGATTGAACTGGGCGATCCGTTGCCGTGGAACGCGAACGCCGGCTGGTGCGAGGACTGGCTGTCCGCCCACAAGAATCAGGAGGTCGTAAAACACGACAAGCTGCTCGAGGCCGAGGCGGCCGTCGCGCGCGTTCTGTCGGATCCGGAGCTGGCCGGCATCATCGAGGCCAGCACGAAGCAGGTCATGGTTGTGGGCACCTGGGAGGACAAGGCGACCGGGCTCAAGGTTCCAATCCGTGCGCTGCTGGACATTGTTCCGCTGCTGGACTCGGCATTTGCTCAGTGGATCATCGACTACAAAACGACGAACCAGGGCGGGCTGCGTTTGTGGACGCGCAGCGTGGCGTCGTATGCCTATCATGTCCAGGCGTGGCTTCACACGGCGCTCTACGTGAAGGCAACCGGACAGGATCGGAGTGAGTTCGGTCACATTATCCAGGAGAACTACGAGCCGTTTCATGTCGAGAAGCGGCGCCTGTCCGTCGAGTTCGTGGAAATTGGGGGCGTCATCGCCAGGAACGCCCTCGGGCTCTATTGTCAATGCCTCAAAGCCGATGAGTGGCCGGGTTACCGGGCCAACGTAGTTCTCAACGGTTGGGCGCTGGTCGAGCCAGAGCTTTGGATGCAATCCGAGGCAATGGAGACGATGCCCGAGCTTGTCGTGCCGCCCGAATCGTTCGTGCCAAACCCCAACGACGTCCCAATCCCATGAACTACGAAGAGACCAAGCGCGCGCTGGGCATCCGCCAGACGGCGATCGATACCGGGTTTGAGGCTGAACTCTATGGCGGTGTTGTGACCGGGAACAAGGAACGCACGTACCTGCCTGGGCAGGAGCGGGCGTCGACGAAGCTCGTGCCGCCGCCGTTGAACCTGAATCTGAGCCACCTGAACGACAAGATGTGGAAGCACCGGCAGAAGCTGGGGCGCAAAGGAGGGAGGGCTAAACGATCATGATGCTACAGGACCTATGGAAGGAATACCGCGACGCCTGCTGGCCCAAAGGCATGAGCGCGGTGCAGAACCGCGAGTGTCACGGGGCGTTTATGGCTGGCGCACTTTGTTTCAGCATGGCGATGGACTTGATTGCGGAACTGCCAGAGAAAGAGGCAATGGTAGTGCTCGCCAAGCTGAAGAACGAAGTCTGGGAGATCAACGCGCATCGGGCGCACGTAGCGAAAGCGAGGAACTGATGGGCACGACCTACATCTACACCGACGGCCCGGACGAGAAGCCCAACGGCAAACACCTGGTGGGCGTCCTGCGGCCGGCCGACATCCCCGGGTTCTTTGTCTGCCGCATGGCTGACGGCAGCACGGTCGTTGCCGACAAGGCCAAGCTCAAACCGGTCAAAATCCAGGAGATCCATGAAAATACTCGCCCGAGGAGATGAGTCGCCCGATTATTGGGAGTCTACTCCCGACTTGGATGAGGCCGTGCCGTGCTTCTGCGGGTCAAATGCCGCGGTGATCGGCTTTCGGACACCGAATGTGCGCCTCGTGTGCCAAAACCGCCGCTGCGGGCGAACCACGACGCCTGGCGCACGGTTACACGAGGCGATCGAGGAGTGGAATAAGGACGTGCGGGAGGATTCCTGCGCCAAACACTCCTGGCTGGCGGTCGACGGGCGCCCGGACGTCATGCGCTGCCAGTTCTGCGACTGCGAGAAGAACATCGGCAGCGCGCGAGCTTGATTTTGCGTTGGCGTCGTGGCCGGGGATCGCGTGCATCCTTCCCAACGGCCTGGAATACGCCTTCAGGTCGGGAGCCGCTCGGTTCCTTGTTGGCGACCCCGGCCGCGCTTTACCGCTTGACAATTGACCGCACAAATGATTGGCTTGACCGAAGAAGTGGGGTGTGGTTCCGTTTCGGCACGCCGACCGCAATCGGCAAAGCCGAAATGTTTACTCAACCTCTCCAGAGAATCGCCCCTCGTCGGGTCTTCTGCTTTCGGCACCCATTGCGGGCGGGCGGGCGATTCCCTGGAGACGTGGAGTATGACCATGGCTGACTGGTTCAAGTTTTACCCCCACTGGCTTTCCGACACGGACTTCCTGTACGCCATCGACCGCCTACCCGAAACGCTCACGGTCTGGGTGTCACTTTTGTGCGAAGCGTGTGATCACAAGAGCGGCACACTCGACGCACAAGATGCGAACAGGCGACTCATGGGCTACGCACGGAAGACAAACATCTCCATTCCGAAGATCAACGAGGCTCTGAATCTCCTGAGCGAAATTGGCAAGATCGACCGGTCCAACCCAGACAAAATCCGCATCCCGTGTTGGAACCATACGCAAAGCACTTACTGTAAGCGGGTTGGAGTCGTAACAAAAGTACTACACAGGACGCACAATGTGCGCACACGCGCAGCACAAACTGATCACATTGTGTCGTCAGAGGAGAGTAGAGTAGAGGAGAAGAGAGTAGAAGAGAATGGAAAGACATATCCGCCTGAGGCCAGAGTTGCGCTTCTGTATCTCAACGAGAAGTCAGGCCGCGGGTTCAGGGAGACAGCAAAGAATCTGGACTTCATCACGGCCAGGCTGCGGGAGCCCGGTGTAACGATTGAGGGCGTCCGCCGGATGATCGACCGCCAATGTCAGAAGTGGCTGAAAACGAACATGGCCGACTACTTGCGACCGGAAACGCTGTTCAACGCCACCAAGTTCGACGGTTATTACGCCGCACGGGAGCTGGGACTCGATTCAGCGCCAGCGCAGGCGTCGCCAACGGTTGGGCACCCATTCCACGGCCTAGATGACCGGGAGGAATGGCGGAAGATCTTCTTCAAAATGCATCCGGAGCTGCCCGCGAATTCCTATAAATTCGTCGAATACTACCAAGCCTACGAGGATCTGCGCGATGGCCGATGACGCAACCAGACTGCCGCCGCACTCTCCTGAAGCCGAGCAGGGCGTCCTAGGCTGCATTCTATTGGCGCCAGACGAATGCACCCCAAGGGTTATCGAGGCGCTGGGGGCCACGACTGAGGCTTTTTATGACCTGCGCCACAAAGTCGTTTATGAATCCATTCTGGCACTGTGGGAGAAAAACACGCCTGCAGATCTGGTTTCAGTCTCGCAACACCTTCGTGACCGCAGCGAGCTTGATAGGGTTGGAATGGGTTATCTGAGCGGGATGCCAGACCTTGCGCCCGTGCCGGCGGCCCTAGAACACCGTCTGGCCGTGGTCCAGGACAAACAGCGGCGCCGGGCCGTGGTGGCTGCTTGCGCCCACGCCATTGCTTCGGCTCACAATTGCCACAACCCGCAGGAATTCCTCGAGGACATAGCAAAAACGCTAGCCGAAACCGACAAGGGGCGCGACGAGGAGATGTCCACCGCTAAGAAGTTCGTCCACGAATACATCAACGAACTGGAGCAGCGATTCAACCTGAATGGGGCATTGCCGGGTCTGGCTACCGGGATTTATGATTTTGACCGAACGGACGGTGGCTTGCGGCTTAAACAGATGCTCGTCATCGGCGCGCGCCCATACGAAGGAAAGACGGCGCTTGCCTGCAATCTCATCGAGCGAGTTTGCATCATGGAGAATCACCCAACGCTCTTTCTGTCGCTGGAAATGACACGCGCGGCCCTCATGGATCGTTTCACGGCGCTTGTCGGAGGGATTTCTATTGTCGACCTGAGCAAAGGCACATTGAACCAGGGAGATTTTCAAAAGGTGCTCACGAGTAACGCGAGGATTTCAAAGGCGCCGCTATTCATTATCGAAGCAACTGGAGGCATGTCGTCAGCCGAGGTCGCTGCGTCGATGCGCAGGCACGCCCGGCAACACGGGGTAAAGTTCGTCGTCGTCGATTACCTTCAGAAAATTTCGAGCGTCGGGAAGCACGACAAAAACACGTACGGCATCGGTGACACCTGCAAGCGATTAAGGCACGCTGCAGTGATGTCAGATGTCGCACTTGTGTGTTTGGCGCAACTCAACCGGGAGATCGACAAAGGAAAGAAACCTAGGGGCCCACGCATGTCAGATCTTGCCGACTCGAAGGCCATCGAGGCCGAGGCTGACACCGTGATTTTACTGGATCGTGTAAACAATGATCGCAACCTTCTGATACCCAAGTCCAGAAACGCAGGACCATCGTCGGTTTCACTACTGTTCGATGAGCGAACGTTGAGATTCAAAAACAAGAGCAAGGTTGAATGAATATAAGTCATCACTCCGAACAGATGGAAGCCGCCCGCCGCGACTTCGCCGAGCTTTGGGATAAGAAACTTCGCCCTCGCGCTCTTGCATTGCAAAACCGGCTGACGCTGCCCGAGCTTGCGCTGCTTGAGGACATCGCGTGGCAAACCTTCGTTCATGCACTCAAAATCAGAGACGATTTATGAGTGTCTACGTGGACGATTTCCGGGCGCGATTCGGGCGGATGCAGATGTGCCACATGGCGGCCGACACGACGGAGGAACTTTTGGCTATGGCGACGAAGATAGGCGTGGCGCACCGGTGGCTCCAGAAAAAGGGCACAAGCAAGGAGCACTTCGACGTGTGCCTGAGCAAGCGGACCGAGGCGATCAAGAACGGGGCGATCGAGATGACATCACGCGAGATCGTTGAACTGATGAACGGGAAAAGGGCGAGCGCATGAAACTCACGAATCCGATAGGCTGGTGCGATGATACGACCAATGCCGTGACTGGCTGTGACAAGGTGAGCCCTGGTTGCAAGAACTGTTACGCCCAAGTAGGGACGCGCGCTCGAGTGCTGCGTCACCGCGGAATCGAGACTTGGGGACCAAACGCAACGCGGTATCCAGTGGCTGAGTTCGCCAAGAAGATCCGCCGGCTGAACAAGCTTTGCATCTGCGACCTGTGCGGAGAGACAGCGCCGTTTGCTCGACTCGTTCTGCGCGGTGTTTGCGAATGCGGAGGACTGTTCCGCAGGATCCGTTTGTTCGCCGACAGCAACTCCGATTGGCTGGATCGTGCGTGGATGCCCGAGACGCTGGCGGATTGTCTGGGCGCCATCAACGACGCTCCGAACGTGGACGTGCTCATGCTAACGAAGCGCATCGAGCTTTGGGAAGAGCGCGTCATGGCTGCATGGGACACAGCGCGCGCAGCCATGGACATGATCGTTCGCTGGACGCGAAAGACAAATCCGATCCCGCCGCCAAACCTCTGGCTCGGCGTCTCTGTTGAAGATCAGAAGCGAGCCAACGAGAGGATCCCTCAGTTGCTGGCGACGCCGGCGGCCGTTCGATTTCTGAGCGTTGAGCCACTCTTGGAAGAGGTTGATCTGTCCGCTAACAAAGGCCACGACGACGGCATGGGGCTCTGCTGGGATTGGACAGGCAGTCCCGTGCATGTTCCGCACTGCGATTATACGGCGCTTGGCAAAGAACCTTCCCGCGGACCGAAAGTAGACTGGGTGATCGTTGGCGGCGAGAGTGGCGCGAATAGGCGTGATTGCGGGGCAGAGGCGATTATCGACATTGCGGCTCAGTGCGCAATCGCGGTCGTTCCTTGCTACGTGAAACAGGATTGCTCGATGTACGACGGTCGGCAGGGACGACTTCCTGACGGCGTTTGGAACATCAAACAGTTTCCGATCCAGAAAATCGGGCAACTTGCATCAGCATGACTCCGAAACTCTCGAAGACCATGCGCGACGCGATCGACTTCGCGCGCACCAACGACGGGAAACTCATCCGTCACCCGGGCGGGTTCTGGGCAAAGAAGGTTCTCACCTACTCGAAATGGTTCGGCACCACGACCGTCGAGGCGCTCGTCGCCCGCGGCGTCGGCGCCTACACCGCGTGGGAAGGGAAGTCCGAGCAATACAAGTTCCCCGTCGAGTTCACGCTATCGCCGACCGCGGCGGACCCGCAGCAGCCTGGGATTGCGCCGAACGGCAGCCTTGCTGGCACCGCGGGCACCTGCAGCCAGAATCCTGTTGGCCCGGCTGAGTGAGTAACCTTCACGTCGTGCGATCGATCGGGCTGCCGCTTTAAAACCTGGATGGTTCATGCCCCGAGATTACCCTTGCCTGCGCCGCAGAGTCCATCCTACTTTCGCCACCATGCGAAACCGATTCGTGCTTATCGCCCTTACCTTCCTGGCGCTCGTCAATCTCCTGCTCGTCGGCTGCGTGGGGCCCATGACCTACAGCAAGGCCAAACTGCCCGACGGCGCTGAGATCCGCGCCTATCGCTCCACTGGCTTCTTTGCCCCCTCGGTAACCGTCGTCGCGCTTCGTCCTGCCGGCACGACCAACTGGACTCTTCCCCACGCATTCTCCGGTCCTGGACTCGTGCCTGGCGCAGCGACGGGCGGAGGCATCGCAGCTGCCGGCGCGCTCATCCGGCCCGACCATCACGACGGAGGTTCGGTCAGTTCGACCGCGGACATTGAAGTCAACCTCCCGCCATCCCCGCCTTCCATCCCGAAGTTTCCGCCCGGGCACGGCTACGGGAACAAGGGTCACTGAGGCGCCACGCGCTCAATCACGATTTCGGCGCCCTCTTCGCCTTTCCTGACTCTTCGCCAGTTTACGGAGATCGACTCGACCCAAACGTAAGAGTCTTCCAACGGCAGCGATGATACAATCCTGGATCGTACTTCCGCATCCGTCGAGGTCGAGGTCCCTGTAGTCGCTAACCAGGACCGTAACTGCGATTCGATAAGACGGGTTGCCTTGTCCATCCACTTTCGGATCTTCGGGTCGGTAATCAGAATTGGACGGCTGTATCCTTTCGGCTGGCAAATCATCTTCGAGTTCTTGAAAGAGGACGGCCTGCCGATTCCCTGGATGACGAGTTTTAACGCGCTCATTGTGCTGGCGGACTTTCTCTGGCGTCCAGTCTGCGAAGAAATTGGACATTACTTGAGTCTTGCGAATTTTCCGTGCAGCTTTTTCGCAGCCATGCAATATGCGGCATGGGCTTCTTCCTTGGTTACAAATAGACCAAGGCGTCGGGGCTTTCCAGAAACCCGGATCTCAGCCTGAAATTTACCGCACCGTTTATTGAAGCATACGCCCTTAAATCCGGTGGTGTTGTGAGCCGGCACTCCTTGGTTGTAGAGATTTTCAGATCTCGTGGCTTTTCTTAAATTGGACTTTCGGTTATCTAGCCCATCTCCGTTAACGTGATCGGTGTCAACCCCTTTTGGAGTGCCGAGAATTTGCCGGTGCATAAAAACCATGCGCAATTTACCGCCGCTTATATCGCCACGCTGTGCGTAACCCGCGTGGTGGAAAGACCAGCTATAACTGCTTAACCATTCAAAATCCTCGTCATCGACGATTGCGAACTTTCCTTGAGTGAGTGGTATTGTCTTCATGCTGCATTTTGTAAAACATCGCCCCCGCCATGCAGCAGTCCGCGTTCGCACGCGAGAAGCAACCCGTTGACGGATTAGCGGGGACGATGAAAGTGACAGACAACTGCTGCATAAAACCAGCGTAGCGACGCGGTTCATGGGGTCAAGTATAATGGTCGCTGCCGGGAATTGGGACGGACACGGCACGTTTTCCAGCTTCCGCTCTTTCTTTCCAAACGGCTGGCAAGTGATCGCGGATCTCTTGGTCCGTTAATTTCTTTTGACTCAGGTCGGTCTCGTAATCCTTCCCCTCCTTCGTTACCTGCGCGGATTTGATCTTGTGGCGTTTCGACATTTGGCGAGTGTCCACGATTTCCGATGTAAGTCAACAACCGCTTGACAATTCGGCGCGGCCTCACGACTCTCCGCCAATGAATCGCAACCACATCCTCATCATTGCGCTCGTGTTTATTGCGGCGTGCTCCGGCATTTCGCTTCTGCGTCATCGGCCAGCGAAGACAGTTTTCTACACCGTCACGGTCGGCGACGGCCCCAACGCTTGGGAGATGACCAACTGCATTGATGCCGTCCTGCACACGAACGACTGCTATCTCATCCGCTGGGTTGAGGGTGGAATCACCAACGAGTTTCACGCGTGGATGGTCAAGGTGAAGATCGAGAAGCAGGAGGGCAAGCTGTGAGGGCGGTGTTGGCCTACGTACCGCCGCCAGTCCTGCCATACGCCGAGCCTTTTCTGCGGAACATCCGCAAATTCAAGACAACGCACGAGCTGCTCCTGTTCTCCGACCATGCCTGGCCGGACGTCAAACGCATCCCCGGCAATCCAGAGAGCGTGAAAGGCGATAAATCGTTCAGCGTCTCGAACCTCATTTTTTTCACGGGGATGGAGATGGCGTTGCGCGCCGGTTACTCGCACGTCCTCTACCTCGAGGCTGATTCCCGCGTCATGGGCGACAACTGGGACGGCGCGATCTTCGACGAGTATTTCCGCCAGCCAATGCCGGCAATCATCGGCGGGTCGGTCGCAGTCCACAACCCCTGCACGGCCGGTCGCGAGGCCGCACTGCGCTGGGAGGAACTCGTCGCGAACAATTCGCGCAGGAACTACCCGGTCGCGACGCACATGCACGTCCCTGTCCTGGCGTTCGGCAACAAGGGCTCGAATGATCGACAGGATTCCTGCGTGTTCTGCTACGGGAGCGGGACCGTCATCGACTGTGCATGGTATCGCAAGCTGTTCACAGAAGGCGAGCGGGCGCCACTGGCCAAGGGACCGCAGGATCATCAGTTCGGCACGTTCGGCGTCGTATCGCGCCAACCGCAGGCAGCGCTTCCAGATGGCGATGGGTTCCACGTCACGAGCGTCGCGAAGGAGTCCCGCGCATGGGACGTCGAGATCGGTTGCCGCATCTGGGACAAGTTCGGCGCCGACAGCTACAGCGTGATCGCCAACTTGCCCAGCGTGTTCAGCGGTTACTCGGATTCAATCACGACCGAGGAGGAACGGCTTGCGATGCTGCGCAATGGCAGGAGGCTCGTCCATCAGGTTAAGAGCGCGGCTGAAGTCTGAATTCCGCTTGACAATCGTTCAGCACATCCACAGATTCGCGTCATGCAAATCACTGCGATAACGAAATACAAGCACGGGCTTCTGTACCAGTTGTTGCAGAAACTTGGTTGGTCCCAAAAGGAATTGGCGCGGCGTTCAAAGGTGACTCCGTATATAATCGGTAAAATCGTAAACTTGGTTCAGCGCCCAACGCCAAAGCAAGCAACCGCGATCCAGATCGCTTTCGGTGAAGCAGGAGAATACCTTGATGTGCTGGAGCAATGGCCGGAAACATTTCGCGGGCTGAGGTCGGGCTTCAAAAGAGAGCAGACCGCAGATGTGCAGCTTGAAAATCTGCTGGATTGTCCTGAGGCGTTATTACTTCAAGCACCAGATACGCTATTAGAGGAAAAGGACGCCCTTGATGCCGCCATGTCGGACATACCGGATCGGAACAAGGAAGCACTGTGGGAAATTGCCAACGGCGCAACAGTCGAGTCTGCTGGGAAAACGCTGGGAGTAACCGGAGCGCGGGCCAGGCAGATTTTTAACAAAGGATTGTCACTGCTTCGCCACCCGAAAAGGATTGAAAAGTTAAAGGGATTTTTAGAAACCGCGTGAATCCATGAAAGAAAAACTCCTGACATTGAAACTTTGCGTCCTGCTTCTGGTCATCGTCAGCCAGGTTTTCTACATCAAGCACCGAATTGATTATTACAGGGAGAAGGCGAAGAACATCGTACTCGTGGGAACAAATACCTTTGTCCAGATTTCCGGAAAGCCAACGAATGGCGAGCGCATCGAAATCACCATCACCAACAAATGATTCGCGAGCGCATCCAAACTTTCCTCGAGGCGCAGACCGGGCTTTTGTCTGACTCCACAATCCGCGCCTACCGTGAGCGCCTCGAGGTGTTCGCGAAGTTCGCCGGCCAGAAACCGATCACCGCGCTGGTCTGCAAATCCTTTCTCGGGCACCTGCTCAAGACCGGCCGCGGCAGACGAACGGCAGCCGCATATTATTCAACCGTTCAGGCGCTGTTCGCCTGGCTCATCGAGGCCGGGGTCGTCGATGCGAACCCGGTCCCGAAGCTGAAACGATTCGCGATCCCGACCGTCGAGCGGCAGCCTATCACGGCGGAGGAGATCACGAAGCTGCTGGCGCAAGCCCGGGCCGATGGGCGCCGCGATTGGGTTTACGCGATCCTTTGTGCGTGGGAGACCGGGCTCCGCCTGGGCGACGTCGCCACGTTGCGCTGGCACGAGGTCAGCATCGTCGAGTGCGTCATCCGAAGGGTGCCGATCAAGACGCAGCGCTTCGGCAAGCTCGTCGAGATCCCGATCAGCCTCGAACTGGTCCACGCGATGCGCGACACGCCACCGTGCGTCGAGGGGGATCAATCGTTCGTGTGCCCGACCATGGCGCAGAAGCACGCGTATGATCAGCACAAGACTCTGAGTGCTGAGTTCATCAAGCTTTCGCGCAAAGCCGGGGTGAACAAGTCCATCCACCACATTCGCCACGGCCGGGTGTCGAACCTGCTCAACAAAGGTGTTCCGATTTCCGTCGTGCGCTCGATCACCGGTCAATCTCTTCGAGTGCTCCAGTCCTACAGCCATGTCAGTTTGGAAGACAAACGCGCGGCCATCGCATGAACGAGATCCCCATGCTTTTCTCCGCGCCGATGGTGAACGCGATTCTGGAAGGACGAAAGACGGAAACCCGTAGGGTTGTCATGCCGCTGCCGCAATTTACTGGTGCAAGCGGCGACTCATGGGAGTGGCATGGCGGCAAGGTTCTGCAACGTCTTGGCTACGGAGCGCCATACGTCCACACCGATCAGGCGTCAATGCTCAAGGCCATACGAGTTGCGACAAAGTATCAGCCCGGCGCAACAATCTGGGTGAGGGAAACATGGTTCGATGCTTGGGCGTGGGAAAAAGCTACTGGGATTTCGACTGGAATTCCCGACCATTACCTCTATCGAGCAAACTTCAATCTCCCAGATGATGAGAAGTGCAAATGGAAGCCGTCCTTATTCATGCCGCGTGAAGCCTGTCGTATCACACTGCAAATCGAAGCCGTTCAAGTCGAGCGCCTTCAAGACATCACAAAGAACGCCGTTCACCGCGAGGGTGCGGTCCTGCGGATGCACAGCGACAAATTTGGCAACAACCCAGTGTCGGCATTTGATCAGAAAGTTTACCAGAGCCACAAAGTTTTGTGGGCTTCCGGCTGGAACATGATCAATCTTCCCCGCAAGGGCTGTTCGTGGGCGGCGAATCCTTTCGTGTACGTGATTTCGTTCAGGAGGCTATCTTGAAAGTGTTTTGCTGGGCGCGCGCCGGCGCCGACATCCCGCACACTCAGATGCTCTGCCAATGGAATCGCAGTTGGAGGGACGCAGGCTTCGAGCCGATCATCGTAACGCCCCAGTCGTGCGACAGGGAACTGCTCGATCTCACGCACGTCCTGAAGTCCTCCGGGCAGCCTGAGCACATCTGGGCACGATGGAACGCGCACTATCCCCGCGGCCACGAGGACATACTTCTCGTCACGCCGACAATCCTACCGGCGATTCGGGCCGAACAGATGCCGCGGCGAAAACCGTGGGTGCCTGCGTTCGTCAGCTACGACACCCAGGGGCGCGTCATTTACACCTACAAGTCGCCCGCGAACATGATGCGCGAACTTCTTCGGCAGGATTTCAGCGTGTTTGATGGACGAGGATTTACCGATTTAGATCTGCTGGTGCTGAACTATCCATTGACCTTGCCGACCGAGGATCGCACCTGCGACTCTGGACCCGAGGCACTGCGCGGCGAATGGTTCCGCAACCACACGCAGGAGCAGATCCTCGAGCTGCGGGCGAAACGACTGGCGCTATGAATCTTTTACCCTGTCCATTTTGCGGCTGCCCGGCGGAGACCGATCATCATAGAGCTTTCCGTTCACTAGCACGGGGAAACATTGAAAGCGGCGTTGCCATCTATTGTTCCGGCGGATGCAATGCCGAAATGATGCTGTGCGATTCAGACGTGAAGCCGATGACGAAAGAGGAAATGATGGCAGAGCTTCAGCGGTGCTGGAATCGGCGCGCCGACCCATGAGCAGCACGCCTGAATCCGAATATGCTCGCGCCGTCTGGCAATGGCTGCGCGGCGAGATAGCAACCGTGCCTCCGCCGAAACTCTTCAACATTGACCCGAGCATTGCCGCCGCGATACGAAACCAGTGCGAGATTGAACATAGCCGAAAATGTCACCTAAACAGCAACGTGAGCGACGATTAGAGGTAGAGCAGGCGGCCGTCAACAAGATCATCGAGCGCGAATACACTCTGTTTCGCCACGACGAGGCCCTGCGCGCAGCGACCTATCCCGAGATCATCGCCGCCCTGCGAAAGCTCAAGACCAGGCTCCGTGCGCAGTTGAAGGCGGCCAAGCACCTCGATTGGGTCGAGAACACCGAGGCGCTGGTCGATTTGAAGATCGAGGAACTCCTTGCCCGTCAGGCGAAGCAGGAAGGAAAGCCCGTGGAGGAGAAGGCGCCGGACACCATCTGGCTGCCGAAGATCTTTCGCAGAGGTATCAAACCCGAGCAGAACTGACCCGCGCGCGCGACAATCCGCGCAACCCGCGGGCACGTCCACGCCCAAGACGCGGTTGCAGCCGAATCCTCGAAGCTCTGGCCAGTCCCCGCCGTCCAAATCGCACTCCACGCAGCCCGCGTGACAACCCGCGCGCTGCCCTGCCGCCGGTCCCACTTCGGGCTTCCGTCGTCCTGGTCGGAACTCCCACGCCTCCACGGGACGACGCTGCCCTCGTGACCGTGGCGCCGCTGGGCGTTGTCGTCCTGGTGGCGACCGTGACTCCAGTCTCCCGCAGCGCTGCGTCGTTCGCGCGCTGGTAAGCCTCCCGGGCGTCCTTGGCGTCAGCCGTGGGGCCCAGCCGGCCGAGTTCCTCGCGCAGATTCCGGCTGCGCGCCGCGGTGTAGCGCTCGAGTTCTGACTCCGTGAACGGCCTGAAGTCCCCGCCGATGGCATGGCCCGCGTTCGGGTCGATGCTCGGAGGCCTGTAACCGGTGGCGAAGAGCGCCTTGTAGGCGTCCGCCTCGTGCGCCTGGCCCGGCGAGATCGACGGGTACGTGCCGCCCGTGAGCGTCTGGACGACGCGCTGCAGGTCGTCCTGGGTACCCACGGGATCCCCGAGCATGTTGTATTTTCGCGCCTTGGACGTCGGCAGCGGCACCAGGAAATCCATGACATCGGCCTTTTTCGGGTCGATTATGACGCCGGCCATGCGGGAAACCTCCTGCAGCGCCGGCAATCCGGGCACCATGGGCGTGAATTGGCTGGCCACGAACTTCTTCACGTTGGGCGTGCCGTAGTCAGTGATGCTGTTGAACCAGCCGGAGGCCGTTCGATTGCCGAGGACCGATGCTTGGGCAGCTTGGGCGGCCACCCCAAACCAGTCCGAGATGTCCGGCGGGGGCAGTTGGGCCGGTGTCAGCCCCTTCTTCGCCGCCTCGGCATTGAGCTTGGCCTGCTGTTTCTCGCGTTTGACCGTCAGGTCGTTGATTGCCCCACCGGCCGCCAGATAGGGCGCCACGAGCGCGAACGGCCCCGCTGTGAGGCTCCAGACCTGATACTTGCCGTCGCCCATGGGGATCTCGACCGTGCCCGCCTTATGGCCTTCGCGCTCCCACAGCTCGCGCTCCTCCTTATCGGGAGGTGGTTTCAGCCAGACCTTCAGCAGTCCAGCCGCAGCCAATGTCAGCATGGTGCTGCCGAGCATCGTGCCGGCCACAGCCTCGAGGCGTCGCTCGTAGATGTCCGTCATGGTCCGTGACCACGGCGACGACTCCTGACCACCGCGGAGGAACGGCAGGCGGATGTTGGCCAGTGCGTACAGCGGCGTCTTGTGCAACTGCCGGTTGATGCCGATCGCAATGGCGTTGCCGAACCGGCCCATGGCCAAAGGGATGCCGATTCCTTCCCCAATGGCGCCGACGCCATGCACGAGCGTCCCGACGAGTCCGCCAGGCCCGCGCATTTCACGTTCGTTCCAGCCCAAGGTGTTACGGTAGAGATCTGACTGTTCTCGGATGGCGTCCACGGGCAGCCCGAGATCGCCGATCCGCTGGTATTGCCGGCGCTCGACCATGTTCCATGCGTCCTCGCGCAACTGCTGTTCAGTAAACGGGATCCCCCGGGCTTCGAGCATCGAGCGCGTCATGGCAACCGCCTCGGGATATTCAGCCAGGGCGCCGTCCATCACCCAATCGGCCTGCACTCGGGCGGCTGCGGCGTCGACACCGGTCTCGCGAAGGGCTTCGATGACACGGAACCTGCGCTCATTCCACTCGGCCGGCGTCCCGTGCAGATAATCGAACGCCCCGGCGACCTTGTACGAAAAGCCGATGGCAGCCACGGCGCGCCACATAAAGGCCTCCGCGTTGCGCCCGTCCTCCGCCGCGCGGTCCGCACGCAGCCACAGCCGGTCCAGAGCCGACACGCTGCCCATGAGGCGATCCACGTTCCGGATCTCCACCCGCCCGGCGAGCGCCGCGCGCGCCTTCGCAGTCGCCACCTTCAGGCTTTTGATGGAATCCCCGTAGATGTCCTTGAGCGCCGCTTGGGCGTCATCCCAGAATCGAACCTGCTTGCCAGCGGCCAAATCGTTCTTACGCAGGGTCAATGCCTGTGCGACGGCGCGCATGGGCATCCTCCAGAACCACTGTGTCGCCACGTCGATAGCCTGCTTGCTGACGAACGACGCCCGGAACAGCAGGTTGGCCGTCATCAGCTCGTTCAGGAACCGGGCGTTATTCTGCCTTTGCGCCCAATAGTCCCGTAGAGAAACCGGTTTCGTCATCTCGCTCCACATCACCGCTAGGCGCTTCTGCAGCTTGAACCGCGTCTCCCTGGTGGCCGCCTCGATGTCGGCCAACAGCCGTTCGCGCGCCTTCGGGTCCTCTCCGACCTTGGCCAGCTCGGCGTCGGTCGGTTTTCGAAGCGCCTGCTCCTCGTCGGCCAGCTTGCGCATCTGTTCGATCTCGGCGTCAGTCGGGACCTTCCAGCCCCGTTTGCGCGCCAGTTCCTTGAACCATTCGGTGTCATCAAGGATGCCGCCCTGGATTAGAGATTCGATCGTGCGCCAGTTCCTGCGGCCAAAACGTTTAGCGCCTTTCGGTGCCACCTTTTCCAGCGCCTTTTTGAGCGCGGCCTTGATGCGCTCGCGCTGCGCTGGATCCGCGATGAGTTCCGGCAGTCGGTCAATTTCCTCGTCGGTCAGGACCTCGCGCAATGACGCCCGCAGGTCATCAGCGATGTCGCTGGCGCCCGCGGGGGCGCCCGGTGCCTTGTCAGCAAAAGCCGTCGAATAGATGCGCTGCAGGTAGACGTCGACATTGCGCGCGATGCGGATAATGTCGGCTTTGGAGTTGGCCAGCGCACGCAGGGCACGGCCGCGCCAGCTCGCTTCCTCCTGGGCGAGCGCAAACAGTCGGTTCCGGACCTGCTGACTCATCTGGCGGAAGGCGGATCCGGGCTGGTCGAAGCCCTCCCGCACGGAATTGATGAGGGTCGAGACGTGGTCGGCGCCCTTGCCGGCCTCCCGCTGGGTCGCAATCTCGCGCTCGAGCACCTCGGCCAGTTTGCGCCCCTTCTCGTCGGCATTCTCCGTCTCCGGAATGAACAGGATGCTTTTGGTCTGGCTATCTCCCGTGTCGAACATGGTCCGGCGCTCGGACTTGAGCCCAGCCTGCGTGAAAGCAGCCTCCGCGGCATCGATTGAGCGCGCGGTGCTCTCCGGGGAGAGTTTGTCCCGGTCGCGCACGTACCACGTCATGCCTTTGACCTGCGTCGGGACCCAGTGATCGTCCACGACGGGCGGTTGTTCGCCTTCGGCTGGCTCAGTAAGACCTTCCTCCGTGGCCGGCTTGCCCTGACTCGCAGACTCCAGCGCTCCGCGCGCGCCTGCCTCGTCCCAGTCGCCTTTGTGGTTTGCCCGGATGTATTCGATGGCCTTTGCCACCGCATCAGCCACCTTGCCGCCGGCGCGGATGATGCCCTGGGCAATCTCGATCGCCTTGTCCCAGACGGCGGGAATGACGCCGAAAAGGTGAAGTTGGCCTGGTTCTTGGCCGGACTTCAGATTCCCCAAGGCGTCGGCGATCTTGTTTGCGACGTCGGATGCCGTGGTTTCAGGCGGCGGCTCAGCAAACTCGATCGCCCGAGTGGTGCCCTCGCTCTGTTTCTCGACAATAGACAACCCCTTGCTCGCGAGGTAGCGAAAGAAGTCGAAGGCCATACGACGATCCATGACGCCTCGAAACTGGCCTGCTCGCTCAACTGGACTCTGCTGAAAGAAATTCTGAAAAGTCCGGTCGCCCCAAATGTTCCTGGTTGAGGTGCCTGACGGGACGGTGACGATGGTCCCGGTGATTTCAACGGGACCGGCGGCCATCGGCGTCCGCCGATCCATCAGCGTCGCGAAGTCGTCAGGCTTATTCACCGCTGCGCGTCCACCAGCAACGCCGGTACTCGGATTAAAAGCGGCTCCGAGCAACACGCCCGTCTTGAGCGCCCCGCGGCGAGTGGAATACATCGTTACCGCGGGCTTGGTAATGTGGGCCGACATCCCCTTTGCTGCGGCATAGCCTTTCAGCAGATTGCCGGTGGCGACGTAGCGCGTGCTCGTACTTTCGCTGTTGTTGTCGAACTGTTCGGCAGGATCGGATTCCTCGACCAGCTTTAGGCTGTTCAGTTGCGAGAGGGGTAGGTGAATCGTGCGCCGAAGCGTGTTTGTCGCCAGCTTGAGCGTGTGCTTCGAGTTCGAGCTAAAATCGCTTTGGTCACGAGATTTGAGTTCGAGCGCGATTGGGACTGCATAGAACAGAGGGTGCCCGGTACCTCCAGGATCCACGCCGACCGTTTGGCCAAGCAGGCGACTTGCCGCAGTGACCGTCTCGTACACGGCCTGCAATGTCTGCCGAGTGCGATCAATCTGTTCCTGTTTGGCTTCGCGCTTTTCCATCGTTTCGATGCGCTCGCGCATGGCCGTTGCTTGCTTGGCAAACCATTCCTCTGCGGCCTTCTCGTTCTCGTCAGAGTTCTTCTCTGACTCGGCTACAGCTTGCTCGTGGGTGTAGGGCTTCTTTGCGGGCTTGATGTCGATGCGCTCAAGCTTCACTGGACCGTCGAAGGCGGTGCTTCCAGTGCCGGGAACTATTTCCGCGATACCGGTCGTTTTCGCGCGCAGATCCTGCACGTTGGCTTTCAATGGGTTTTCGCCTGCCTCGTCTAGCGCGCGGATGCGGGCGTCGTAAATCTCTGAGATGTCCCGCCACAACCGAGCCGCATCGTCATTCGGAAGGAGGACGAATCTACCGGTCGCGTAACGCGCGAAGTTCTCGAAACTGTCAGCTTCCATCGGGTTCGGCAACGGGATGCGCGCCAACTGCGCCAAGTCTGGGTGTGCCAACATGACCTCGCCGACAACCTCATCGCCGATTGCATTGAACACATCGTCGGCCAAGCCGCCCTGTGTGATCCCGCTCTCTGTCTCTGCGGACGTGTTTGCATTCAGGCTCGTGAGCTTGCCCCGAAGCATGGTCATAAACCGTTTCTCTGCAGCGAGGTTCGTCATCAGCACCTTATAGGCCGGCAGGCTCGTTTGTCCGAACCTCATTACGCGACCGATCATCTGCATGAACACGTTGATGTCGGGTGCTGCCTGGGCGACGATCATGTACCGCTGCCGCTGATCCCTGAACTTTGGATCGGTATGGGCGGAAAGCCCGGTGCTTCCGGAGCCATTGACAATTAGCGCATCCAGCCCAGTGACAGCCTTTCCGCCTTTTACGTCGGCATTGTTGTACTCGTGCAGTATCCTGTTGCGCGTGCTGCGGTCGCGCTTGCTAATTTTGACGACACCGCCTTCTTCGGTGAGTTCACCGTCGCGCGCGGTGATTTCGCCGATGGAATATCCTGCCTGCTGAATCTTCTTTTTGATCGCATCAATTGGAGAGATAGGCATGGACCCGAAGTCGGTCGCCTTGATCTGCTCTTCGATTTGACGGTACTTGGCTCCGCCGTCTGGAAGGTCTTCTGGTTTCAGGATGACGACGCGCTTTCCGGAGTCTTCGAGCGGATCTCGAATTGTGACTTCCAGCATTTTCGCCATCTCCCGGCGCAACAAACCGCCGAAATCCAAAGGCAAACCCATTTCGTGCAGGTTGGCTATCGGACCGGCCATTGTATTGAACACTGCGACGAACGGTTTCTGTCCGCGTTTCAGTGCGGCAATCGCCTCGTTTGCCGTGGCATCCGACCGAAGGCTGAACAGGTACTGGTTCGACAAGTTGAACAGTCGTGAACCGAAGTTTACGCCGGACAGATCAACCTGCGCCTCGTCCGGGCGCGTCTGGTTGACGTCATCGACGAAACCGGCAGCAGCGGCGTTGACCTGATCTGCGATGTCGTGCAGGTCGCGCAGGAAACTGGTGTAAGTGTCCGCAGATTGCGCCTCTTCCTCGGGCGAAGAGCTGACTGGCGTGAAGTCGAATTTCACGCCCGACATATCCTGTTCGCGGCGAACGAATTCGCCTTCCTCGGCAAGCATCGATGTCAAGGCCTGCTGCATCGGGACACCGCCGCTCTTGAACAACTCGGTCATCTCAGTGCGGCTCAAACCAGCAAGCCGAAGAGCGGTGCCGATTGCGTACAGAGTCAGGTTGTCTGGTCGCTTTGCGAATGTCGCCGATGAGTAATAGACCCCGGCGGCATTCGGCAGGATGGATTGCAACGAGAGACCAACGTCCGAGTCGATGCCCGCAGCTTGGTGCGCCTCGTCCAACACGAAGATCGCGTTCGGAGCCAGCGCGCGCAGCATGGCCAACCTGGGACCGTCAGGACGGGCTGTCAGCCTGCGTTTGCGCCGTGCGCGCGCCTGCGGGGTTTCGCTGTAACCCTGTGGCTTGTCCGCCTGCAACTGGTAGTAGGTCGTGAATATGCCATGAACGCCGGGCGGGAGCTTTCCGGTGCGCGCGATCTCTTCCATGGCTTCACGTTGCGCTGCTGCGCCGGGCTTGTCTGAAATACTGGTGCCCTCTCCGTTCTCGTACTCGTAATCAGAGTCGGTGATAAATGGTCTAAACTTCTTGTTCCCAATGCTTGGAAGGTCGCGCCCCGCCATGTCCGTGTAGAGATGTTTTCCCTGGGTGATGAAGATCGGAATCTTTCCGACCTTCGGAGCGTAGTCCATCACGCTTGCGACCGTTCGGCCTTTACCTACACCTGTCTGGTCGGAGTTGATCAATCCAGTGCCGCGGTTTTCAGAGTTCCGAACGAACAGCGCAACCGCCTCGATCTGTGCGCTGGATAATCGCTTAAATAGTTCCTCGCGCGTCCACTTCATCTTCTCGGCGAGGTATTCATCTACCGGCTTGCCAACGTCGATTTCCAACTGGCGCACAGCACGCTGCATGGAGTCCGCTATGTTCGCCGGCACGACCAATTTCGGATCGGCGTTCTTCGACACCGATCGATACGGGACGTTTAGAACAACCTTTCCCTCGACCAAACGCGCCATGCCCGGGTTAATTTCAGCGGATCCTTCGGCGGAAGCTTGTCCCAGTCCACCGCCTCCTGTTGGAAGTTCTGGACGGCTCTCTGGAACGACGGCAGGCCTACCAGTTGGGATTCCAGGGCGTGTCGGCTCTTGAGGTCGTCCAGGCGCAGGAACGGTGGGTTCGTTTCCAAGTGGTGGACGAGGGCTTTGAGTTCCCCCAGGGCGGACTGCGGGTCCTCCCTGGCCTGCGCCAGCACTTTCAGCACCACTGCTTCCGCCAGGCGTCGGGCTAGGCTCTCTTGTTGGTTGTAATTGAGCATCATTTAATTTCCCTTCCAGGTCATGCCACGAGTTGAAAACTGGCGGCGGCGTAATCCACGGACGTTGCAGCCCGCCTTCTGATGGCAACGGCGTGGGCGTCTTTCCGTCGATCACAATAACATCCACAGGCCAACCGGCGCCCATCTTCTTGTAGAGATCCCCGCTGACCGTGAACCAGTCTTTGACGTTGAATCGACGGAAAAATTCCAGCATCTCGGGCCTGCGGTAAGCCTGGGCACGGGCGGCATCGCTGCCGAAGTTAGCGGCCATGCTGCCGGTCTTTGAGCCGATGATGATTACTGCCTTGCCATCCTGCGTCATTGCATCGAGAGAATTGAGGGCAATGGCCAGATCGATGCTTGGCGTCTCGCCTTTCTTCGTCGAGGCATTGATGATCGGGAACCGTTTTGTCTGAGAGGTTCCTTCCTCGATGACGCCGCCAAAAGGCGGGTTGGCGATCACCCGGTCTGGCGACCATCCATCTAAGTAGTTGTGGAAGTCCTCGGTGGACGCGTCCATCTGGCTGATGTCTGCACGCGGAAAGCTCTTGCGCAGCCGATCAGCCCGATCAGCGTCAAGTTCGTTCGCAAGCAACCTGGCCGTAGGATTGGTCTCAATCAGCAGCATCCCGTTTCCTGCCGTTGGCTCTGCGATTACTTTTCCGTTCCGCAAGTCCGCCAGTCGGCCGGCGAGGTAGGCAAGCGGAGGGGGCGTCGAGTAAGCCTGATTGGTCTTGCTCGTGACCGTGCGGGTGCCAAGTCGGGGCTGCTCGCTGTAAAGCCGCACCAGTTCGCGGTACGCCCGTAGCGGATCGGTAGCGTTCTGTGCAACGCGATGCGCGTCTTGGATGATGCCGACTTCGGTATTCTCCTCGCCCTCCTTTTTGGTGGGCTGGACTTCTGGCGATTTGACCCCTTCCTCTTTTGGGAGGGGTGTCTCAGCCTCGAGGGCCTGAATCGCAGCCTTGCCCTGCTCGCGGGTTACCTCGTCCAATTCCATGTTCTGCTCGCCCGCCGTGCGCCACGCGCCGCCCAGGTAGTGCTTGAGTCGCTCCCAGATGTCCGGAAGCTCTTCCTTAACCCGGCGCGCGAAATCGGCGAAACGAACGACGCCCTCCTCGGTGTAGTTGACCGCCAGCTCAGCGACGAGCGTCGCGATCTCTGGATCAACGCTGATGTTGGTCTGACCCAGCTTCTTCCTCAACTTTGCCTGAATCGCCTCGCGACGCTTCCGTATGTCGTCGAGCTTTGCCTGAGTCACCGCCGCCGCTTCCGGCGCCCGAGTCGCGCTAGGTTTGGCAGTAACATCCACAACGGGTGGAGCACCGGCCGGTGGAGCGGCTGGCGGTGAAATCGGTTGTGTCTCACCCGTTACAGATTTCGGGGCTTGCGTCTCACCAACAGGCGGTTTTGTTGCACCAACAGGAGGGATCGTTGCAGGAATTGGTGCTTTCGTCTCAGGAACTGGTGGTTTCGTTGCAGGAGCGACCGGCTTAGTTACGAGCTTCGGGGGCGGCTGCAAATCGATCCTCTCGCCGCCGGCCGGCTTCGAATGATCACCTTCCTTCAGCCACGTCTGGAATTGTTCCGGCGAGAATGTCTGAACGGACTGCCTTCGTGCAGGTCCAGACCCGTCAGAAAACGCCGCGTCGTAGGCGGCCGTGGCATCTGGCAACGACGGAAAGCCAGCCATCACCTTGTGCTCATCGAACTTTCCAGTTTCCGGATTGTACTGGTTGACGACGTAAACCGGTCCCGGCGCCTGGGCGTTCGGCCCGACATAGATGTCGATGCGATCTTTGTCCTTGCCCTTCGTGCCAACGATGTCGCCGTAGTGCGCGGGCATCGTGACCTGCCACTTGTCTCCGGCCTTGTCCTCCCCGGAACGGACAGAACCAGCCGGATATTGAATGTTCACGGCGCCGACGCCAGGGACGTCCACGCGCTGGGGCTTTGGTGGTTCAGGCGTGACTGTCGCTGGCTGTCGCGCCGCCTGAATCCGACCGATAAGCGCCGTGTTCGCCGCGTGAACGGCGGTATCGGCAGCCTTCGCTTTCGCGAGCGTGTTCTGGATCTGTTCCTCGGTGAATCCTTCGGCCGCAGCAGCCGCCCGGAGACTCGCCTCGCTGCTGGCCGGGTTTACCTCGGTCGGGACCTTGAATCCAAACTCGTCATGCAGCCCGTTGACGCGCGTCCGGTAATCCTCCGCCGTCTCGTTGGCAGGCTTGTCGCCTGCGCGCGCGGCCACAAATTCAGCGACGTCCGGCGCTACACCTCGAGCCGTCAGGATGCGAACAGCCAACGGCGCCTTCGTCGTTACCGGCGCCCCCGGCCGAGTTTCGACTTGCGGGGCGACTTCTCCAGGCGGTACGCGATTGCGTTCGCTATCCGGAGTGCGTGGTGGCTGCTCGACGGGTGCGTTGACCCGATTTTCCCCGACTGGTTGTATTCCTGCATCAGTTTCTCCACGTTGTGTCCGTGGCTGTTCGGGCCTTTGCGTAGTGGCATTTTGTTTACCTTTCTCGATAGCTGGCCCGCGGCCAGATAAAAGCCGTTCAGCAGTGCCTGGCACGCTGAAAGCCAGCGCCTCAGCCATGAGCTGCTGAGGGCTTGGTGGTTGATAATTCTCGCCGTAGAGCGGTGCCGCAAACTCGTTCAACCGTTCCTCAAACATTTCGCCCAGCACCCCGTGCCATCCGCTAGCATCAAGCGCCTTCTGAAGTGCTCCAGGCGTTCGCCCTGGCACCGCATTCATCCACCGCGCAGCGATGGCCGCCTTGAGTGGGTGAAGGAGTTCGCCCGCGTATTCTGTGCCGATGTCAAAGCCGGCCTTCAGGAAAGAGTTACGCAGGTTCCCGGCAAAGCCGACGTCGTCGTCCTTTATGATCGTCTCAATCTGGCCCTGATCGCCTTCCTTAAACTTCACGCGATTCAGCTCGTTCTGGACAAAGTTCTCAGCAATGAGCTTCGGGTTGGCGAGAGTTTGCGCAGCCGCACCGGCAATAAATGCAGGTGCCTCGGCAGCTTTCGTTGCCACGTAGCGCGCGGCCTTTCCGGCAACGGCTTTCGCGGACTCTTCCAGGGCGGCAAGACCTGCCCTTTGTGCGGCCGCGCGGGTCCCCGTGAACGCTCCGCCTGTGGCTGAAAATTCCGCAGCGAAAGCGGGCAGCGCAGTGGCGATGTCAACGGCCTTGCTAATCACTCCCGCGTTCTGCTGTCTCTCCGCCGAGACAATGAAGTCGGACAGCTTCTCAAAATCCTTCGGTTCTCCGATCCCGGCCTGAATACGGTCCGCCGCTGATTTCACCTCCAATGGCTGAATGATACCCGCGGGGCTCCACGGGATCCGTTGCGCCCAGTACTGGAGTTTGTCACTCGGCCGCTCCCGGGCCAGCGTAAGGTGCTCGCGCAGATTGAACGGCGCAGACTGTTTGTTCAGCTCGACCTGCGGGGCCCCAATTTTGTTGGCCCTTTCAATGTCGGCCTGTTCGGCGCTTTTACCCTCTGTGACGCCAGGTTCAAGGATCGTCCTTATCTGCTCGACGGGAATGGGTGGAGGTGTCGGCGCCGGCAGATCTTCCAGGAACTTGGCGCGACCCTCCGCTGGCCCTGCGTCGTCTACGAAATGGGCCTGCGGTTCCTCATCAACAAAAACGGCTGGCATGTTACTCCCACACCGCGCGCCGGTATCTCTTCTGCGATTGATCCCAAAGCATGATGCTCGTTCCACTCGGAATCCTGGCGGCCTTTATCTCTGTGTCATTGCGAAAGTAAGGAAGCGATGGCTGCGCGATCGGTGGTGGTGGGGCAGGAATCGCCGCCGGCGCGCTCACGGACTCATTGGCCGGCCGTTCTGCGGGCGTGAGTTCCAGCGGGGCAGGCGTCGGGCGTTGAATCAGCGGGACATGCACGCCTTGATCGTTGACACCAATGAGGCCAGCGAGATCTCCCTTCGGTTTCTCCGGCAACTGAGCGATACGCGCGTTGATGGCCGCCGCCGCGATCTTCGCGTAATCCTCGATGGAATCGGCACCGCTGAAGTCCGCGGGCAATCCAGCAACTGTGGCCGCGATGTTCTGTTTGACCTCAGCTTCCTTGCTGGCTTTGGTGTCCTGCGCGCGATTGAACGTGGGCAGGAACGGCACCACATAAGCCGCTGCCCGCAACAGGTTGTTTTCGGTCTTCGGCATGAACCCTTCACCGGTGGCCCCACCAACGGCCGCGCCGCGCGCTTCCGGTGTCGTCGGAACCTGTGCAAGCAACTTCTGTAGTCCCGCATGGCGATTGAGCAAATCGGCCACGTTGGCCGCGTAATCCGCCTGCTCGTTCTGCGCTTGTTCGTCCTTCTGCTTTTTGAATTGCAGCGCCTCTTCGCTGGCGTTCGGCTTTCCTTCGCTCGCAATGTTGTGCCTGGTAATCTCGGCGAGATTGGCCCGGGATAACCCCATGTTTTCGGCAAATTGACGCTGCCTTTCCTGAGCTTGGGCAGCCTGCTGGGCGAGCTGCATCATTTGCTGCTGCTCGCGCTGCTGCAATTCCTGGGCGACCGCAGCCTGCCGCTCGGCCGCCTGCCAGCCCTGCAACTGCGCGTTTCGATTCGCCGCGATGCTGTTCAGATAATTCTGAACGCGCTGCTGGTCGAGATTTGCAGCCTGCGAGAATGCGGCCCCGGGCGAATCGGCGTAAACGATGGCCATTACTCAAACCCTCCCGCCGGCACGCCCGCCAGTTGCTCGGGCGAAAGCTGATAAAGCCAGTTCATGATCGCCGAGGCGTTATTGCTGCTGCCTGTGCCCGACGTGTAATCGTTGAAAAGCGCGTCGCGCATCGGATTGGGCGCGGGCGTCAACCGCGGGACCGGCGCCGGCGCCGCTGCTCGAGCCCGGATGGCCGGGGTGAGATCTCCGGGCGCGTTGATAAACGGCTGAGCGCCGGGAACCCCATAGGCGCCGGCACCTCCGCCGCCAGCCTGGAGCGCGGCCAGGATGTCCTGGAAGTTCATCCCGCTGTATCCGCCGCCTGAGATTGGCGGCAGACTGAGGTCCTGTTGCCGCACGGCCCCCGGATATTGATTCGGGAAATCGCCCCGCACGAACCGGTAATACGCCGACGGATCGATGTTCGCCTGGGCACCGAGAAGTTGCTGGATCTGCTGAATCATGCCGCTGCGCGATTGCGGCGTGAACACGCTGTTGCCGGCGAGCAGTCCGGAGATGGCTTGCAGCCTGTTGAGGTCCGCCGCGCTCGATGCCTGGCCGGCCTGAATTGGGGTCAGTTGCCGCTGCAGCACGGCGTCCAGAATCCTCTGTGGCAGACCGGCCGTTCCGATCTGAAGGTTCTGCACGTCCATCAGGTTCTGGCGATGGCCAGCCAGTGATGCTGCATCACGCGCCAGTGAAGCCTGCGCGGCAGCCTGAAGGATGTTCGCGTTGGCGTTCGAGTTCGTCACGCCGCCGCGGGAAAGATCGCCAAGATTCTGGGTGCCAGCCAAAGCGCCCAGCCTGCGCATCAGATTCTGGGTGCTGTTGATGTCGCTGGACCGTTGGTTGGCGGCGAGGTCCGCGGCGAGGGCGCCGGACTGTACGCGGCCGATATTTGCCGCTTCCTGTTCCGCGCGCGCCTGAGCTTCAGGTTGTGCAGCCATGTAGCTCTTGGCAAAGTCAGCGATCGATTGGGCATTGTTGTGAGCGTCAGCCTGCTGTTGGGTGAGTGCCGCCTGACCGGCCGCCTCAACCCCGGGGTCCTTCACGTTCTTCTGGAGCACCGTCTGATTGACGTTCGGGTCGGTCGAAATGTTGCCGATGTCGCCGTAGAGCTTCTTTAAGATGTTCGCCAGCTCCGGATTTTTGACCAGCGTTTCAGCCGTGAACGGACCAACCGATGAGCCGGTGGCCGTCGTGCCTGCGCTTGGCGAAAGCGGAGAAAGTGAATTTGGATTTGGCGCGCTCGGAATGGCGAACGGAGTCAGAAGCGGAGAAGAATTTCCGAGCCCGCGCACAGGCGTTAGCCACCAGGGAACCGAGCCGCCCGTGCTGCCAAGTCCACGATCATTGGCTGGGATCCAAGGTTGTCGTGTCAGGTCAAGTATGGAGTCGGCCATTTCGGTAGAACCTTTACGCCGAATCTATGCAGGTGCAATGATTAAGGTGTCGGTGGCGTCGGCAGTGACCCACCGGTTTCGCGCTGTGCCAGCACGCTCTTGCGCCACACTTCAACTTTCTCGTCCCAATCGCGCAAGGCTATGGCCGCCCGCGGCAGGAACGGTCCGAGGGCATCAGCCAGCTTCGGGAATTGAACCACCTGCACCAGCGGCGAGGAGCTTCCAGCCAGTCGGGCGAGTTCAGCTCTTTCGGATTCAGTTGCCATTGGTGCCAATCAAACCGCGCTTCAGGATGTCCTGCATTCGAGCGTCGGGGACGAAATAACCGCTGCCGTTCGTGGGGGTGAACGGCACGCCCATGGGCATCCTGACGACGGCCTTGTCAGCAGGGATCACTCGGACGCGGGTTTTTGTCAGCAGGCCGCACCCCGTCGCCAGACACAGCGTCATCAAGAAGCTTGTTAACCTGGCCCTCGTCACCATCGTTGATGGCTTGATCGATTTCATCGCGCTTATTTTCCGGCGTGTCCTCAGCCCTCTTCTTGAAACGTTCGAAGAAGAAGCCCAGAACCGACAGCGCCAGTTTGACAGCGGTCGCCCACATTACTTGCCGATGAGGCTCTTTGCGGAGTCGACGCTGTTGGTGTAAACGCCGATCGGCACGTCAACGGCTTTCTCGATGACGGCCGCCACGTCTTTGACGACGCCCTTCATGACTGCACAGCCGGAGCCGATGAGGCCCAGTGCCAGGATTGCGGGATATACGAGTTTTTTCATGTTGGTGGTGTTGGTTTGTTGATGAATTGAGTGTCAGCCTTTATCTGTGCATCTTTCTCGGCAGCTTTCGGCACGGCGGATGACGGCACGTTGTTGTCGCGGGCGGCGCCGCCAAGGAGCAACGCGCCGACTGCGCTAAGAACGCCACCCGCCTTGTAAAGCCACCATGGAGTTGACTGAGTCGTTGCCCAGCCGCCTATGGCGAGGAGCACACCGCCCGTTGTTGTTTTCCAGCTTTTCATAAATCATTTGGTCAACAGTTTACCAACCAGAGCCACCACGATTCCGCCGAGCACTACGCCGCCAATGGACACGAAAAACAGCGGGACAGCAATCTTCTGGAGAACCGCTGAGACGGCATTTTGAAGTTCGGCCAGCTTCTCATCCTGCTCACAAAGTTTTTCTTCAGCGCTTTTCATGCGTTCTTCAGTGGACCCTCTCCACCGCTGCCATTCTTCCCATTGCTTGAAGGTCATTCATTTGATGGTTGATTTAGCGGGTTGGGACACACAAGAACCTGAACGATTTCCAGCCAGTTTGATCTTTGAACGGAACTATCCTGTGTTCGATTCCGTCAATTGTCATTCGGTATCGGGCGATGGAACCAGGGATGTCTTTCTCCTCCATGAGCTGTGGGGTTGCCAGCAGGGCGCCCGCGCCCGAGCATGGCGTATTGATCGACCATCCGAACATCCACTCGTTATCCGTTTCTGCGGTGCCATATCCCACCCACTGAAGCTGGTTGTAGCACGCGAACCCGGCGGCGATGTATGTCGGGTATTCGCTCGAGTGAATGTAAATCGAACATTGATGGTTGGAAAGCTGCTCCGAAGAGACGAGAGCGTACTCGTTGGTTTCGTTGCCGATTACGAACGTCTCGAATCTCAGCGCCACCCGCTGGGCCTGGCAGCTTGCCAGCGCAGCAGCCAGCGCGATTGCGATTGCGATCTTTTTCATGGTTTCAAGTTAACGTGCGATCAGCGGGTTGAACAGCCAAAGATTCCCGCAACTCGGCACGCCATCGGTTGTGGTTAACTTTGTCGCGCTTCGACTGTTCAACTCCGAGGTTCATAAATTATCTGGCTCGCAAACTTATTCCGCGAATGCGGGAGGTGGTGAATTCAGCCCCCAACGTGAATGCCGGCCCATTCACAGTGTCGCTCTCATTCCCAGATCCGTCGATCGCTTTGACCTCAAGACGATGCGTGCCAGATTCCACCGACGAGTACTCTACATAATTAGATCCACTCCAGCCTGACCATGACGTAGATGGATACAGCCTGTAGGCATAGGCATTGGTGTAAATTGTAGTTTCATCCAACGCACCAAATTTGAAGCGTAGTGGGAAATTGGTCGCAGTAACCAAGCCGTTCGGCGACATGTCCACGGAAGCCATTGGCGGCTGCGAGTCCGAGATATTTGTGACGGTAGCGAATCGGAGCGTGTTCGACAGGGTTTGAATGCTCATCCCCGACGCCTTCAGGAATGTCGGCATCCGCCCGCAGTAAACGCGAGAGTTGGTGAACGTGACCGGATTGCACATCACGTCGTATTGCGTGAAGCTCGTGTTGGTCACAGTCAGATAACGATTCGTCCTGTCGCTACTCCACAGAAAGCCATACACATCGCCGCTCGTCAGGTTGGTTGCGGTGTAAGCCTCAATGTTGCTGTTAGCCGAGTTCGTCACGCCGCCGCGCCCTCGCGCATACCCAAGGAATTGGTTTTGAATCGCGATCGCAATCAGCTTGGGGCGGATGGCGTTGTTAAACTCCAGTGCGCTATACTCAGTGTTCTGGTAAGCCGGGTTGTTCCGAACCCTGAAGTCGTAGTAAAAATACTTGCCGAACCCAACCCCAACATCCCGAAGGAAGTTAATGGAAACCATCTCGACCCCGCGATACTTCGGAAGGTCGTGCCGCGACGCCCTCTCGAACGGATCGTAATAGTCACCAGTCGGATCGAAGCCGTAAACCTCAGTAAAACCGTAAAATAAATCCTTGTTGCCAGTTTCCGTGTTCCATATCTCCTTGCCCCCAAGCGGTGCCCTAGACCATGTTTTTGGCCCTTCGTCATAATCAACCACCATCGGCCCCAAATCTGTTGGGTAAAGGTGCGTAGAGATAAACTCAACCTGCGACTGATACGCACTGTTCAGAAGCGCCCATGTGTTTGTTGCCGTGAGAGTATCGTAGTTACCTCCGATGCCGACAATCTTCGCGTTCGCATCTGCATTGTGAACTGCCGCGATGAAGTTAGTGTGCATCAGCGCCATGAAATTGGTGCTGAAAGTGTACTGGGGCTCATTCCAGAACTCCCAATAATGGATCTTCGTCTTATACCGATTCACCACCTGATACACCCAATTCGAGTAATGTGGCAGCATGAAGAATCCGTTCGTCGAATCGTTTGCCCAAGCTGGCCACTCCTCGTTGGTGCCCATCGAAGCTAGTATATCGATGCCATTGGTTGCCTGCGAGTCGATCCGGCCATCCGACCAAAAGAAGTTGCCCTGCGTCGGCTCGTCCGTCGTCCATCTAAAGGTTCCACCGGGAGACAATCCGCGATTGAACTTTATCCCCATTGCCGACAGCATCCGCGCATTGAATGCTAGATGGTGACTGTGTGTTCCCAAAAGATAATTCGTGGACATCACTGGCGCGTTGATGGTGCCGAAGATAAGCTCGTCCCGATAATCCGGCGCGCCATCCATCCATCCCACCATCCGAAAACTTCCCTGATTAGTCACCGTCACCAGCGTCAGCACGTTGGTCACCACATTGGACGCCCCGCAGGTAATCGAAAACTGGCCGTTCGTCAGCATCCGATTGGCGTGATCGTAAACCTCAAAAGCAAACAACCTAGCCGCACTACTGGCGGCATTGTTGAACCCGCACACCTGAATGACCGGTGGCCCGTTGGAAAAAATGTTCACCAGATTCGTGGTATGCAGGGCAAACTCGGCAGCGTAGCGCGGCGAGTAAGTCGTCAGCGCGCCCTCTTCAATCTGCACGCCATCAATGAAAACGTCTGTCGGCAACTCCGAATGGTCCCCCGTTCCGCACGAAATGGTTAGCTGAAAGTATTCAGACGGATACCTCCATAGAACCATGTTCGTTGAATACCTGACCCACAGCCGGTTCGTGTCAGAAGCTGGTACGACGAACTGAAGATTCGTTGCCGCGACCAGATTCGTGGGCACCGCGGTGGTGGGCGCCAGGCTGAAGGTCACTTGAGTGGTCGAGTTGGTGCGCTGAAGCCATGACGAGAGCGTATAGGAACGATCCCCGCGCAGCCGCATGATCCGAGAAAACACGTAACCCCCCTCCGTCACGTGCAAGCTGCGGCCGCCGTGCATCGCGTTCGTGCTCAGCATATCCGCTTGCGCATAATCCTGAGAGTATGCGCCATTGTTTGTTCCTGCCACACTGCCGAAGTAAGCCTCGAACGCCCATCCATGAGAAGGCCACAGCTCAAACGAGCTGTCTTCCAGCCAGTTCCCGATGATGCCTGCGCTGTCATTAGTTGTGACTGCATGGGCGAAATTGATGACACGATCCTGCGTCTGCCCGGCAAATGCCATTGCTTCGTTTTGATTCGTCGTGATGTAAAGTCCTTGGAGCATCACCTTTTCCGTCACCGTCGGATCTGAATCTACCTTGCGGAACTGCAACAGGATATTGGTAAACGAGACCGTGCTGGTCACAGCCACAGGGAAACCCCACCTTCCGTTGTCGTCTGCGTTGATCGCGTTTTGCGACACAGCCGAGCCGTCTCCAAGCGTAACAAGGCAGTTCGTTGGGCCGTAGTACTGATACGTCTTGAGTATCACGTAATATGTTCCGGCCGGATTTGTTCTCCCCAGCGGCACATCGGCTGGAATAAAGGTAGTGGGCGAATTGTCATAGCTCATCCAGCCCAGATATGAGCCATCGGGAGAATCTGCGCCGTCATAGTAACTCCAGAAATACGTCAACCCACTTCCCGCACTGGCCTGTCCAGTCAGGTGCAAATTCGTGTTCATGACCCATTGACCCGCAATGGACTGCGACGCTATGAACAGAAGTATGAGCAGCTTAAAAGCCACGCAACCCTCTCAGTCCGGCTGTGCGCGGATACACAACGCCGAACTCGTAAGCGCCAACTTCAGGCGGGTTTGAGACAGGGTTGCCGTCTAAATCGGTTGCAAGCCCGATATACGTTCCAGCGTTGATGGCTGGAGAGCCTGCTTGCAGACGAAAATTGGAACTGGATATGAATAGCGGGTCAGCCGTCCCGATGAACGATGTGCAGCTAGTCCAGTTCGTGATTGCCACATTATAGAAGATGCAATGGTCGTGCGTCATCACTGAGCCAACCGAGAACGCCGCCGCCCGTGCCCAGCCGGACAAGATACAGTTGGTCATCTTCACCACCGAAGTTGTATCCAGCGACATCTTGCCCGCCACACCGCCGCCATACAGCACGCAGTTGTTCAGATGAATCTCGCCTACTCCTTGCGGCGTGAATTCCGCATCCGCCGCTCCGGTTCCCTGCGATCCGTCGAAGGTGCAATAGTTGAAATTGATCGTGCTGCCAGAATCGTCCTTGATGAATACGAAGCTTCCTCCGGTTTTCCCCGCGAATCGACACCTGCTGAATGTCGCCGGACAAATGCTCAAACCACCTACGTCATTCGCGTTGTCTTTAAACAGGCAGTCAGTAACGATAAGGCTCATGTCCGTGCCCGAATTGTTCAATCCCTGGGTGCAGTTTGAGACAATGCAGCTATACATCTCCGCGCTGGACGTGGTGTGAAGCGTAAGGCCGTCATCAAATGCTTTTGCGATGAAGCAATTACTTACAACGCTATGCGAGTCTCCATTGCCAGAGGCGCACGCATCAGCCGTGTGATTTGAGATTACGCAATCAAGCAACCAATTAGTTCCATTGTTCGCCAGCCAATTTGCACCCGTTCCGCCGCCTCCGTCCTGAATCTGGATGTTTCGAGTGATGGTGTTGCTCATCACTCCCACGTTTACGACTCGTCGTAATGTTCCTCCGCCTTTAATAACGGGCAGCGCCCCTGAACCGTAGGCATCCAGCGTCACTCCATTCGTAGGGAATGAGAATGTGTCCGTCCATACTTCGCCTCGCTTAAGGAACACTGTGTCTCCCGATACGATGCCATTCCCCACATTCGTAGCTGGCGCAAATGTCTTCCAAGCCGTCCCGGACGATGTTCCTGCCGAGCCGTCATTGCCTCCCGTGAAGTCAATGAAGTAACTTGCGCCAGAAGCGGAGAGACAGCTCAACAGAATTGAGAGAATGACCCTCATCGGTATTTGAGTTTCGCAACCGCTTGGAAGTAATCCGTGAACAAGTCGATGTTCACAGCTTGAGAATCGTGAGGCTGAACGAAGTGCATCGCGCCGACTCCGTGGCCCGCACCGACCGGGACGTTGCTGTTTGCGTTTGTTGCCACAGACACGCCATCCACAGAGAAGACAACATTTGTGGCGCTGTCCAATGTTATCCTCAGCCGAGTCCATGTATCGGCCACAGGTATTACAGAGCTGTTGTTCGTCGTCGAAACTCCACCATACACGCAAATGCATTGCCAGTTTCCGCTATTAAAATTCTGGTTTTGAGAAAAGTAAACGCCGTCGGTTTGATTCGTCGTAACGCTTCCAGATGTGTCGCCAAGCCCTGCGAGCCAGCTATAGTCCCGTCCCGCCGCAGACAGAGCCGTGACTTTCACAATCCATTCACACATGAATGGTTGTGCATTTCCCAGAACAATAGCTCTCTGCGCCTGTTCGTATCCGGCTTGAGTTCTAGTGCCAGAACTGGAGCGAGTCCGTATTACGCCCCAATGGTTCGTGTTTCCGTATTCCGCAAGCACGGACACAGTCCCCAATTTCAGCCAGATTCCCACATCAGAAGTCGTGGAATACATGAACTCGTCAGAGAATCGGAATAGGTCCGGTCCGGTTGACCAATAAGGGTCCGTGCCGTCAGATGTCAGAACTGCGCCAATGGTGTTGGACATTGGCAGTCGTTCGTCCGCGCTGGCCCCACGGTAAATCATGTCGCCTCGCGTAGTGGTTGGAGAACTTGCGGGCGCATTGCTCCATCCTCCAGCTCCAGATGTTCCGATCGCTGTCCAAACTTTTCCTGCCGCTGGAGTGTTACCAGCGCCGGTCACAAAGAATGTATCCCATGGATGTGTCGCACTTCCCAGAGCGTTCGCACCGCCCAACGGAATCAGTCCGTTGTAATCCACGCCGTATGCAAGCTGGTACTGGGCGTTTGCTGTCGTCCAGAAAATATCCTGAACGCCGACATCCGTGGAACCAAACGACAGGGTGCTAGGAGTGTAGGAAATGTAATTAACCGATCCACCGTTCATCGTTATGTACATTGGTGAAAGGTTGGTAGACACTCCAATGGCAGTAATGCCACCAGATGAATTGGAGCTTACATTGCCGCCACCAGCGGAGGAAGACACAGTGACCGTGCTGCTGAACGCGTTTGTTGTGAACGTGATGTTTGAACCCGGAACAAGCTCCATCTCCTGAGCGATCTCCCGATCCAATTCCCAGCGGTTCGTCCCGGCTGCGTTCCAATTGGTTCGATTGATGAAGGTGAACGACGCGATGGAGTTCGATTTGATCGTGTAGATCGTGACGTTGCTGGCCACCAACGGATTGTAGGAGTTGTTGGTCATGTTGATGTCCACGACCCTATTGGTGTTGAACACTGCGATGTGGTATCTCTCGCCGGGCATTGGCGTCCCGCTGTAAACCACTCCAAAGGAATTGCTCGTTTGAACGGCAACGCTTTGCTCCATGTTGGTGCCGACATTTATGGTGATGTTGGTCAACACGGTAATCGTATAGGTAATTTGGAAGAACGGATTTTGATTGTACCAGAAGCCCCCAGCCAGATTGTAAAACAATGTGTCACCATCGAGAAGAGGTCCGCCAAGGCTACCCAGGGATACGTCGACAAGGTTGCTGAACGCCGTGGAACCCGCTCCACCCGTTGCTGCAACCGTGTAGGTCATGATGCCGCCAGCGCCGGATTTTGTGACCGTCACATTCGCGCCGGCCGCAACCCGCACGTCATTCGAAAGCTGCGCCTGGATCGGAGAGGTGACGCCGGAGAGAAATTCCAATTCCGTTGTGGTCACCCCGGTTTCCACAATGGTTTGTTCATCGCTCACCAAAGCGAATCCCCCATTGAAATTTGCGAACTGCGGAAGCGGAAGGGGTGGCAGCACAGTTATTACCCAGTTGGTTCCACCGGCGCCACCGACGGCGAGAGTCATCGAGCCTCCATTTAAGATAATGTTGGTCCTCGTTAAGACCCCATCGATCTTCTGATTACCCTGCGTGAAGATCCAAACGTTCGTTGTCTGCGCCGTGTGCCCGCTGTCGTAGATCGTTACCGAGTACTTGCCAGCCAGAAAACCTGCCCCGAACACTGTCGTGTCGATGAGGAAATTAGTGCGGCCTCCGTTCGCAATCGCGTTGGCGTTGGTCACGTTCACCACATGGTCACTCGGCTGATTGGTGATCATGCTGTTGACCAGCTGCGGTTGAACCTCGTTGACGTAAGCGCCGGTGATGAGCACGTTCGCGTAGTTGGAGTTCCAAACCGCACAGGAGGTGGCAATATTCGTGGTTGAATGCAGAATGCGCACGCCGTTCAGGAAAACTTTCGGAGTGGCGTTGGTGCTGATTGGAACGTAAATGCCCGTGTTATGGGTGACGCCGTTGCTCACGGTGATGGAGCCTCCATCCCAGATGAGGGTGCCAGCCAGCCATGACACGCCGTGGACCGGGTTGAATCCGCCTGTCTCGAACTTGCTGACAACATGCACGTTCCTGAACGTGGCAGTCTGTGGCAACCCGCGATTGTCCCAGTTTGCCACACCGTCAAAAATGTCTGTGAACAGGCAATCCTCAACCCGCACATCCCGCCATGTGTCCAGGCCAAGGCCGTCTGCAAATCCATTAGCCGTGATGCCCTTGAGGAACACATTGGTCGCTTCCCCCAGCGATGCGCCGCTGGTGAACGCCTGGCCGTCGCCCACAACCACCTTCCCATTGAACGTGAATCCAGAGATGACGGTGTCAGAGCACAGGAACAGCGAATCCTCCCCCGAGCCCATCGTGCCGATGATTGTTGAGCCCGCTCCGGACCCAATCAGGAAACAGCGATTGGTGAGAATGAGGGTTTGCCCGTCTGTCTCAGGGAAAATACCCATGCCCACAATGATGCGATCACCACGCCGCGCGGCAATCGTTGCTGCCCTCACACTCTTCCATGGTCGATCGAGACGCCCACGTACGGCGTTCGTGTCGTTGCCGGTGAGTTCCACGTACAAGTTCGTGGTCACCGCAGCAAAATTCATCGCGTAAACGGTCCCTTCGCGCGTGAAACAATTGGTAATCGGACCGTAGTAAGTCGTCCCCAGGGGTCCCGCTCCATTCACCACGTCATCCCACGTCTGAATTCCGCCCAGCGAAGGATTGAGGAACGAATCATAGAGCACCCCGCTCACAGAATTGCTGATGATCCACCCGCCATAACCCGTATCGAGATACAGCACATTCACCCCGTTGGTAAACCGACTCGTGCCATTCCAGTTATAGATTCCGTTGGCCCCCGCCGTCCCGAAGTTCACCGCGATGAGGATGTTCGTGTTCAGGTTCGTTGAGACGAAACATTCATTGGTGGTGTAAATCCCGATAAGATTCGGGTCTGTTCCAACATGCGCCGTGGCTCCGACCACAACCCCGGTCAAACCGAACCCAAAGTTGACCTGAGTGGAAGTCGTAAGCAGAACTGCATTGGTTGAAATCCTGATCGTGGAATTGGTACCACTCGCCACGACGCTACCGCCGTCAATGGTGATTGTGCCTGTCGGAGGATTTGAGACAACAAGAATGCCGCCCGTTCCTCGAAATGCCTTGTAATCAGGCACGGCCGCGAAACAGGTCGTAGCGACAAGAAGAAGGAGCGAAGTAAGAAATTTCATAGTGATCAAGTCCAGCTTTGGCTCGCAACATCCCACTGCTGCTCCGGTCCACCACCAGCAGGGTAATTCACGGCAGGTTTTGTGGGATCGTCCGGAGGATAAGGAGCGCGATCGATGTAAACCTCCTGGCGTCCGCCCCCGCCCAGGCCAGCCGGCAAGGTCGGCCCGCCAGGCGGATGCCCGCCGTTCGGAATGTAAGTTGGAGCAAAAAAATCACTCATAGGGCCTCCGAGTATTGCTGCCGCCGTGGTCCCGCCGAACGTGATACTCAAATCGGCCGCAGGAGAGCCCCCGGCTGGGTTATACGTTCCGGCATCAAAATCTGGCATAACGTTTTGAGTGGACACCTGAAACGGCTGTCACGCAAGACGATTCAACACTTGCTCAACTGCCGGGCCGTCAGATCGTAGCGCGAAATGCAGACGGCGGCGCCGGTGTCGCGCGGTGTCGAGCGCGGATTGCCGATCTCGATCTCGTAATACAGGTAAAAACCCTTGGCAAACAGCGGCCAGGCAAACGGCTGGTCCGGAAACGTGCCTTCAGCCCGGGATTGAGCCAGCGTCAGGTCACTTTGGCACTCGAGCACGAACGGGTCCTGTTCCTCCCAGGCGATCATGCAGCGCCCGGACGCCGTGATCGGGTCGATGGCCTGCGTTGCCACCCCAATTCGAAATATCATCTGCCCAGGAACCGTTGCCGGTTCCGGGTGCGCCTCGACCTGAAAGCAGGACGCAATCTTTTCCCGGTCAGGCGCGTTGAAATGCAGGGCCCCGGACGTCAGCAGGCTCTTGTAGCCGTCCTTCGAGTAGGTCCCACAGCCGACCGTGGACGTGCAGTGTTCACGGTAAAACACTTCTGCGGCGTCCTTGAGGCATTTGTCATGACTGCTGGCCATGACGAAGGTCGCGCTGGCGTTGCATTCGCCGGCCAGGAATTCCGTGTTGCAAAGCTGATCAACTGTCAGCGTCTGGAACAGGGACGCAAACGAGTCCGCATCGGGCGTGGCCTGGGTCCATTCCTCGGTTGTGACGTCGATGTCCGCCTCGTAGCGCGGCGTCTGCGTGTAAAACGAGTGCGGCCGCGTCGGGCATTCCGGGTCACTCTGGGGAGTGCAGTAACCGCCTTCGTTGATGAATCCGAACCCGTTCTCGACAAGCTCCGCCGTGGTGCAGATGCAGAGGTCCCGAATCCAATCGCGCAGGATCAGGTTATTGTGCGGTTCCGTGTTAACGAACGCGGTGAAACCTTCGTCGATGACAGAGCAAAATGGAAACTCGGTCCCGACAACCAGCGTATTGCCAGGACACGCCTCGCCGGCGCGCGCCCACGAGAACCAAACCTGTCGCCGATCGGGGAAAAACTCCGCACAATGCGCATTGCACGCAGCCGTGTTGATGTCGTCAAAAATGACGGCACTCGCCCGATGGATATACTCAACAAGTTCCGGTTCCGTGACATAAAACGAGTAGCGGTAAATCCCGTCTCGTCCCATGTAATAATGACTTGAGCCAGTCGTTACAAGCGTGCGTTTGTAGGCCAGACATCGGCTGCCCTCTTCGTGCGTGTACCGTTTGTTGAACGAGAACACGTTGTCATCGCCGCTGACGCGCACCTCCCAGATCCTCATGCTCGTATAAATCATGAGCGCGTCGGCCATGGGCGCCGCGCCGAGGATGATCTCGCCTGACAGCAAATCGCTCGTGCCGGCCAGGCTGATGCCCTTGTTGGGTACGATCGAGAGCGGACGCTTGTAATCGCTCCACAGCACGCGATTTCGGACGCGGACCCCGTCCTGTTCGACGTCCATGTAGAACATCACGTTGTTCCACGCGATGACGAGCCCAACCCGCGTCACGTTGAGCCGCTCCAAGTCTCGAATGGGGCTCACGCTTTGGCTGTTGGGCTCGATCGGAGGTTGATCGATGAACGTCGAGACCGGTGCATCAACGTTGTTACTGAAAACGACGATCTGGCCGACATGTCCGGCGCTCCACAGCGTTTCCGAACAATCCTCTGGTTCACCGCCAAACTCGTCGGAAAGCAACCGCCAGTTGCCCGTGGCTGGTACCTCCGAATAAATCCGGTTCTGTGTGGCCGCGAACAGTTTCGTGAAGCCAGCACCTGTGCGGGCCTGATAGAGCAAGGTCGGCGACTGCTCGAGCCCCGGGACGACGAGCTGATTGTGCAGGTCCTGATTGTTGTAAGGGTCCGCGTCGCGATGTTTGGTCCACCCGCGGGCGCGACACAGGCGCTGCTTGGTGGTGACATCTACGTTGTCGGCCCGGCGATAGCCCCCGAATGGCACCAAATCGACCGTGCTGCGGCGATCCAAAAAACCGCTGACCGGGACAATTGGAATGCTCGAATCGCAAGGCATCAGAAATAGACGATGATTGCGTAACCGGTCGACCCGATGCCGCCATCGGCGGAGGCCCCGGCGCCAGGCAGCGCATCCGAACCGCCGCCGCCCTGGGTTAACCTGGTCGTCTCCGTGGTGATGTTGAACGCGTTCGGGAAGTTGTGAGGGTTTGACCGCAGGAACCCGAAATCGCATCCGCCGCGGCCGCCAAACGTTCCGGACGCGGCTTCCCCCGCGAACCCGGGCTCGGTCTCGGGATCGGTCACCGCTCCGATTACAGAGCCGACTGACCCGGCGCCGCCGGCGCCGCCGCCACCGGCATTCCACAGACCTTTGCCGGCAATCGAGGTGTCCAGGATTGTGGCAAAAATGCCGCCGCCGTCGTCATATTGAAGTTCAGCGACGATCGAATCGGTCCCGTTGGCTGCCGACGCCCCGCCGGCGACCGAACTCGTGATCATTTTCCAGCGACGGTTGGGGCCCGCCACCATGTTGAAGTAGCCAGCGATGATCGCCCCGCCGCCGCCACCACCACCCCCAAACGAGTCGTTGCCGCCGGCGCCGCCGGCCGTTGGCCCAACAAGGACGACGTAGGCCCTTGTCCTCGAGTTCGGGACGGGCGAGGCATGGGCAACGATGTCGTAGCCCAGAACCTGCGTGCCGGCCGTGCTGTCGAGGACGATCCAGCCATACGCAGTGTTCGAAGCCTCAGAAACCGCCTGCACGATTGACCCGGAAACCATCTTGGCGACGACCCAGTAGTAATACTTTTGGGCGATGCTCGCCGGTTTGTCGTAATACAACAAATGCCCGCCGTTATTCACGAAAATCGGACTTGTGCATGGGGTAGGAACGCATTGCGTTGTCTTCCTGGAAGTATCGAACGGCATTCGGTTCGAATCGATCTTCGTTGCCGCCGAGAACACGTTGGTAGTGCCGCGATAGATGTCGTAGGCATTGGCGCCAGAAGCGGCCGTGAACACGAGCGCGATCGTGCCTGTCCCGGTCGTGAGCCCAGTCACGGTCGACTGGTAGAACCCGCGGCTGGCCTTGAGATCCGTGACCGCTGACAAAGCGCCGACAGCGTAGCCGGTATCCGGAGAACTGGACGCCCCGCGGAGCGTGCCGTTATACGCGCGCACCCAGTAGTAGTAGACCTGCGCCTCCGTGACGGCCGTGTCCTCGAAAGTCACCACCAGATTGCCCGTCGTCGTGCCGATGACGGTCGCCATCGAGAAATCGTTCACTGTACCGCGCAAGATCTCGTAGCTCGTGGCGGCCGTCACCGAATTCCATGTGACGACGACCTTCGTGCTGAATGCGCCGTCCGTGGCCTGAACGTTGGTCGGCGCGATCGGTCCGCCAGGGACGCCACCGTCGGGCGGAGTGCTGCCCCCGCCGCTGCATGTGCATCGCACGAGACAGAGATCGGCTTTGAAGTCATCCGTGAAGGACAGATCCTCGTTGTAAACGTAGCTGTACCAGGTCGAAAACAGTTTCGGGAGTTGCAGCACCTGAAGGAACTTCGCGCAAAAGCTGCCGCTCGCGGACGGGATAGTGGATTTAATTTCAGACGGCGAAACTGGCGTAGGCATCAGGCGGTTTCCTCCGGGCAATCAGCCCATCCGGCACAGAGTTTCGTCTTGAACTCGGTCGTGAACGAGCCGTCGGCATTGTACCAGGCCATGTACCAGCGCAACAGCAAGACCGGGAAGCGGATGAAGACTTTGACGAACGCCACGGCGAGCGTGTCCGTGGGTTCAACCACGACGGCAGCAAACTCTGAGGGTTTCGGCGGAATGGTGGCGGCCATTGCGCCCGTACTACCGCCGAACGGGCTCTGAGGCAAGCATCAAGGTTTTCGGGCTTCACACCAAGCCCGCCATCGATCAGCGTCGCGCATCGTCGCATCGTCCGGCTGATCGACGATAAAACGATACTCCGCGATTGGATAAAACCCGCCCCGACCTCCGCCTCTATTGATGTGGCAGGCTCTGACATCGCCGTGAACCTGGTAGGCGTAAATCTTCTCCGTCGCCTTTGGCGTGTCTTCCGGCTGATCGAGGGCGTCCCACTTGCCAACCTCATCGACGACGCGAATGAACCGCGCCGCCCGCTTCAGCATCAAATGCTGACCTTTCGCGGGACCGTCAATGAAACTGGTCATAGTGCCCCCACTTCTTGTAATACATCAATCAACCGTAGGTTCGAGTTCTCCCACGTCAGGTGCGCGACGTCCTTCGACGCCTGGGCGCCTTTGGCCGCGGCGAGGTGCGGCTCGCGATAGATCGTGCGCATCGCCTCGATGAACCCTTGGTCAGACGGCCATGCCCAGTGCCCGCAGCCCGCGTACGCCTGTTCTGCCGCCCCGAGGACGAACGGCACACAGAAACCGTTATCCGGCGTCAGGAAGTCGGCCAGGCCGGCAAAGCGCGCGGCGACGACCGGGCGCCCGGTGGCCATCGCCTGCTGTTGGAACAGCCCCCAGCCCTCGCCGCGGGCGCCCGATACGAAGCACGTCAGCGCCGAGAACCAGTCGGCGAGCTGCTCGTCGGGCAGGTGCGCTGCTTTGATCTCGATGCGCGGGTCGGACAGTCGCGTCACCGGGCAGTCAGGGTGAACTTTCACGCGCAACAGGACGTCGCCCTCCGTCGGGAACGCACGCTGGAACAGGTCGATTACCTCGTTGATGCCCTTTCGGATCCCGCCGTGGGACATGCGGCCGGCAGTCCCGAACACGGCGCGCACTCCAGCCTTCGCAGGCTCGCTGGCCAAGCTCTGCGCGCGAAAGTGGAAAACCTTGTCGTCGATGCCCAGCGGCACGATCCTCATCGTACGATCCACGCCTGACGCCGAGAAGCACGAGGCGCCCCAGGACGTCGGCACGATGACGATCTCGGCGAGGTTCAGGACCGCGGCGCCGCCGGGAGGGAGCCGTGTCGCTTCCCACATCGAAAAGTAGGCGGTTTTCTTCCCGGGCGTCGGTCGGAAGTATGGTGGCGACAGGACAAGCTCCCACTCTTCGGGCTGCGGGCCGTTGACGAACCGCTGCCGAATGTCGGTCGGGATGTTCGATCCAAACATCTGCTTCTGCTGGATCGGCCGGATGGCAACGTGCGCGCCTGTCAACCGCTCGATGTCGCGCACGATCTGGATCGCGTGCAGACCGTAGCCGGTCGCGTTGTCGATGCTGGCAACCAACGTGAGGCGTTTCATCCTAAATTGATTCGGGTATGGCGGCATCGGATCCACCACCAGATCCTGCGAAGCAAACCCGTGTCCCATTTAAGTTTGGCGCGAGTGGATCGTCCGCATCTCTCACAGTGGAGTTGTGCCGCTATGAGATAAAGACCGTCAGGGACGCGGAAACAACCCTTGAATCCACACGACGGGCAATAGCGGCTCAGGTATTGACGAGGTTGCTTCAACGTTTCTTCTTCGGAAAGAATCGGGAGGGATGGAATCGGAGCTTCGTCCGTCGCGTCGTTCATGGCTGTGACGCTGCCGCGCTCACGCAGGATTGTCAAGCGGCGTTACCTTCGTCCAGTCGTGCGCCTCGACGGTGCGCAGGACGTATTCGGCGGTCGCCTTTTCGGTGTAGTGCTCCATGCAATGTCTGTAACCCGCGTCGTACATCCGAAAGCTTCCCTCCGGGTCCGCCAGCGCCTGCCGAAGCACCTTGCACACGTTCGTCCCAACGAAATCCTCGCCGACCGCATCGACCGCGTATTCCATGAAATGCACCCCGTCCACCAGCGGGGCGTAACGGTCAATGCTCATGGGTCCGGCCAACAGCAGGCATCGCACAAGCACCTCGTGCAGCCGGAAGGACGACGACCCGTAACCGTCGAACGACACCGAGCACTTCGCCGCGCGCGTGCGCTGGAAGAAATCACGCTGCCGCATCCGCGGCGTCCCGTTCTCCTCGAGGACCAAGATTTCGCAGCGCGTGTGGCAATCCCGCAGCGCCTGCGTGATCTGCATCCGCCAGGGATGACTCGCCCCCCAGCTCACGAACAGGTCGAGTTCGCGCTTCAAATACTCCTCGCGGTCCGGCTTCTGGTGGCATTCGCTGTGGTAATAAAGCGGGTAATCGATCGGGTGATAGTTGATCGGGAAAACGACGTGCTTGCTGAACTCGCGAATGAAGTAAGGGAAGCTCCTTCCCTCGAGCCAGTTCTTCAACCGTGTCTGCTGCACGACGTTCTTCGTGTCGTGAACCATTGAGCCCGCGGCGAATGCGTTCCAATAATGGCCAACGATGCCTGGCAGTCGCCTGAAATACCCATACTCCGCGCAGTCGATGAACGCCATCGGCCCGGTATGGTCCGGAAAGCCGGGGTAGCAATACGACGGATCATGAGCTGTTTGATTGAAAACAACGAGCAGATCGCACGGCTTCCCGCCGTCCACCAATTCATGCCCCAACTGGACAAACCCACGCTCCAGCCCGGCCTGCAGCGGACTACCGCCGAGACTCGATAGAAAGATGCCGATTTTCATGGAAAGTTCAGCAGTGCAAATTCCCCAAAGAGTCTCCCGGCTGATTCATCGTATGCTTTCCCAGCCTCGTCCTCGTCTTCGAACCTGCCGAGATTTATTGTCTTTCCATTGAACTTGATCTTGGCGGACCACTTTTCCCGTGTTTTGTCCCAAGATACGCCCTTGAACTTTGAAGAGGTTTTAACAATGGTTTTCCTGATATTGCGGTGGTTATTTTTAAGACTGCATACCCGCATATTATCCCGCCGACAGTCTAGCCCGTTGCCGTCCCTGTGATCTACCTGCATGTTTTCCGGGGCACTCATCAAGATCCTGTGAAGCCAGAAAATCTCACCACCTCTTTTGCAGTACGCGTAAGCGGTCCTTGGATTTATGTCTGCCGTCCACGCAAAGCGGTTCGCTGCCTCATAGTCCTTCTCGTCAACCAGCGCGAACAAGCCCTTGGTCAATGGGATCCAGCGTGCCCCAGGAACAGGCGTTGGAGTGGGGATCAGGCTGCGTTTTTGGATTACGTTCTTGGTGCGGACTGACTGTGTTTCAGCAATTAGGTTCATGCTCGAGCTTTGAGGTTTTCAAGATGTTCGAAGGAAGTTTTGTCATTCCCATGCTGGCTTCAAATCGAATCCCAGGGGCACCGGCGTTGTATGGGATATTCAGCGTGGCCCGGATTTCGCGCTCAAGATTGTCACGCAGCCTGACGAGATCGTCCGCCCCAAGATGGTCGGTAAACACGAATGATTTGTATTCCCCAATGGCCCCCTTATAGAACAGGACGTCTTTGGTGAAGTCCACATCCATTGAGTGAAGCCTGTCCCCGGACTTCGGGGCCGTGAACGTCCAGACGTTTGGGAGAGTTGAATGCGGAACGGCCTCGTCCCAGTAAGGACTGCCAGGGTAAGTTGTGATCACCGTGGCGTCGAAGTCGTCGGGTTTAACCTCAAGCAGCCAGTCCTTTGTTTCCGATATGGTTTGCTCCGTTTCGCCGGCGTGGCCCAGAGACATTAACGCTTTCACTTTGAGTCCGTTTCGGCGGGCGATCTCCATGCAGCGTGTGTTCTCGGCCTTCGTTGCGCGCTTGTTTATGTTCTCCAGGATGCGATCCGAGCCCGCCTCGAATCCGACCAAAATCCACTTGAACCCGGCGCGGTTCATGGCTTGAGCTTGTGCATCCGTAAAAAGCTGAGACTTGATGAATCCCCGCATTTTAAATTCCACGCCGAGTCGCCCTTGCAGGGCCGTAAGGGCGTCCATCAGTTCGATCATCTTTGGGTTGACGTTGAGCTCATCGTCAAAGCACATCACTGCCTTGATGGAATACTTGCGATAAAGTAATTCCATTTCCGAGATGACGTTTTCGGTGGTTCTTGTCCGTATCCTTCGGAGCATTGGGCTCAATCTTCCTGAGCAGAAATTGCACGGGAACGGACAGCCGTTTTGGAAAATGGCGGATGTTGCCTTTACGCCCTCAATTTTGAACACATAGCTATCCATGTCCAACAGGTGTCTCGCCGGCCACGGGGTTGTGTTTAATCGCTCGTTCGTCATGAACAGAGAACCCTTCGGATCATCTGCATCTATCAGGCCTGGGGAATTGTTTTCAACAGCTACCAAAATAGCATCCTCGCCATCTCCAGCCACGAGGACATCGAATTCCTTTGAGAGCACAGTGAAGGCTCGCTCGGCGCGCCCGAGTGAGTTGTTTTTTCTCTCCAGCTTCAGCGCGGCGCAGATGAGGGTAATGTGCGGTCCTCCGAGGATTATTTTGGCGTCACTGCGGATCGATCGGATTGCACGGCAGATGGCGAGCGCGGCGGGCAACTGGGGCGAAGTGGCTGTGATTCCGAATTGCGTAGCGGTTGAATCCTTGACGTGCGCGATGATGGCTTCCTCGTGATTCTCAACGCCGGACAGGTCCACCATCTCCACTGCGATTCCGGCTTCCTCCAAACAGGCAGCAACTTTCAGGATTCCGAGGCTTGGAAATACGCGCTCGTCAACGAGGAATGGACTCGGCGGAATAATCAAACAAATCGGTTTCACCCGGCGAGCATGTCACTTCTTCTCGATCCACCTCAAGGTGACAATCGTAGTGCCGTCCGGCGCCTCCCCGAACTTTTCATCGACCGCTTGTTTTACGCCTGGATAATTATCGTGGCCGTAATCGTGGAACGCCATTATCCCGCCGTTGCGCACGCGTGGCCACCAGCGTTCGATGTCATACTTTACGTCCTCGTAGGTGTGCATGGCGTCGAGGAAGACGAGATCGAACTGGCCGGCGACGCCGTAGTGGCTGGCAGCGCGCTCAGATTTGCCAACAAACCGTTTCACGTTGGAAAACCTCGCAACAGCTTCATCGAAGGCGGCGAGCGTCTGAAGGGTGCTTTCCTGCCGTTGGCCGTCTGTAGCTGCGGAAAATGTGTCCACGCACATGACGCTCTTGGCGACGATGGCAAAGCAATAGGCCGACAAGCCCATGAAGCTGCCCACCTCGAGCACGTCCTTGTTGATGCCCAGCTCGACGAGCTTTTCCATTTCGGCTTCGTGGAGGAAGCCCTGGACGTTGATTTTACCAGTGAGCGTGAGGAGGTTCATGCAAGGTGGTTGTGCTTCAGGAGTTCAGGCAAAATGTCGTTCTTCGAGTTCCCGTTGAAATGCCAAACGAGTGGTTTGCAACCCGTACGCTTGTTTGTGACGCGACCCTCATCGACTAGGACGTAATCGCTGAGCGCACTTCCAGAGAATGACTGACAAACGCGCGCGTGCGTATCCAGAACCATCTTCACCGGCTGCTGGAGGAACGCCAGCGTGTAATACTCCTGATCGTTCGGGTTGAACCATGAGCCGTCGGGCTCCTGCGTGTCATCTCGAATGGCGTTCAGGTTCATGCTGTCGAGGATGGCAAGGATTTGGCTCGCCGTGCCGGCCATGAACCCTGAGTTCGGGAATCGGTAAGGGGTGCCCGGGTCAGGGAACCTGTCAGCCAGATCAGCCCGCGGGAAGCAACCCATCTCGGCGTTGAACATCACGGCGTCCGGCGCATCGAATTCCTTCGCCGCCCACACCTCGTCGGGATGCGCGGTGAAAATGATGTCCCAGGCATCGGTCACGATAATGTTGTCGCTTTTATGCCGGCTCTCGCTCAAAAACTTCTGCAGAAGCCGCGGTTTGGTCATCAGCCCTCGCCACGGCTCGCCCGGGCCGAGGATGGTCGGCTCCACGCCGAACCTCGCCAGGCTCTTTTTGAAGGCGCCGAAGTGATAATAGGACTGGACGGGATCGTGGCTAGAGACGGTGATAACTTGTGCTTTCATACAGGATTTTTGACGCCGACATAGAGGATCGAATACTCGTTTGGATCACTGCTCACAAACCTGTCGATGAGTGTTTTGTAAGTGTGCAGATACTTCGGCAGCTCTCCGACGTGCGATTCGTGCTTGTGATTGAGATTGTCCCCCTGCCCGCGGGCGACGGCCGCGCGGAACCGAGCATGGTCCGGCACGGCGATGATCATGTAACCGCCGATCTTCAGCACCCGGTCCCATTCCTTGAGTATCGGGCCCCAGTCTTCGAAGTCCTCGAGGAGATGCGACGAATGGACGAAGTCGAGCACCCGATCCTGAAACGGCAGGTGAAGCGCGCTGCCGCGCCAGTGTATCGCATCCTGCGGGCGCTTTGGGTTGTATCGGAGATATTCGTCGGTCGGCAGGTCAACCTGGATTGCCCATGGCACGATCCCGTCCCCGGATGATCCAAGGTCCACGCCGTTGCCCACAGTGAATTCCGCGACCTGATCGCGGTGTTTGGCTGTTTCGCTCATTCTGCCTCCAGTTTCTTGAGTGTCTCGGTTGTCGAATAGCCCTTGCACGTTGGAATAATGATGATCTCCGCTCCAACATTCCGCGCAGCCTCAACCTCGTCCTTGTTCAGAGTTTCCATCGTGTAATCGCCGCCTTTCATCCAAATGTCCGGCTTGATGTCCATGATCGCCTTGTCCACTTTCACGTCGAAAATGATGAACCCGTAGGTCACGCTGCCAAGTGCTTCTATCAGAAACAGCCTGTCCACCTCATTATTCACGGGCCTTTTCGGTCCCTTGAGTTTTTGAACACTCTCGTCGTCATTGATGCCCACAACGACTTTTCCGTGTTCGGCGGCGATATACAAAAGCTCAATATGCCCGCGGTGGAGCACGTCGAAGCAACCAGTAACGAGAACGGTTTTCTCCTTCATATTTCAGGCAACTCCACCTTCTCATCGAAACCATTCGTCACGCCTTCACGCAGGAACGTCGAATTGGCGCCCTCAACCCAGACTTCGAGCAGGACACGCTGAAACAAGCCCTGGGCAATCGCGTGGCAGACGCTCTGGTTCCCTACGAACAGTTTGGCGCCGGCAATCACCTGCGCGGCCTCGAGCAGATCCTTCGTCTCGTGATACGGCACCTCGCCGCACGATCCGCAAAACATCTCGTACTCTGCCCACGTCCCGATGAACACCGCGTCACGTCCGTATTTCTTCCAGACTTTGTGCCACGGAAATTTGAAATTGTGATAGCAGGCGTTGCGCGTCCGTCCTGCGCCCGTGCGGTTAATGACGACCGGAGCAACGGTCTTCGGCTCGACGGTGAGCCATGCGGTCTCCTTCGCGGTCAGGGGAACGTTGTGGGTCTCCAAAACCCAATCGCAGAGGCTCTTGTCCATCTGCTCATGTTTTCGAAGCGCAAGATTCAGCGGGCCGCGAAACGAGTCCAAATTGAAAACCGCGTACTCTCCCATTCGATATGAGCGAACGCTTCTTATATACGGTTGGCGGGCTAACAAACGGTCAATGCCATGCCAGTTGTTTGGCGTCAGTTCAACCCTCGTGAAGTTTGAAGCCGCGATCCAAAAATCCCCACCACCAAAATGCCTAACTGTCGGAAGGCTGTAAATAATATCGCCCAGGTCGCCGCTGTGTTTAAAAGTTGCTGTCATCTGGAATCTTGATGCTGAAGGCGGGGCGAAGCCTTTGTCAAGAGGCAACGCCCCGCCACCAAACCATAGCTTGCCATTGCGAACCGCACCGCGCGGAAGCTTACCACGTCCGACCGTGCCTGGGATTACCACACCCCGCCGAACCTCACCTGGCCACGCCCGGCCCCGCCATAGCAAACCATACCGGCGCTTTCGCGCCCGAACCGTACCATACCCATGCCCGCCTTGCCTTACCCGACTCAATCCTACCCAAACCCACCGTGCCATAGCTCACCCTGCCATACCCCGCCCGACCTCACCCGACCGGACTCTTTCGAGTCCCGAACCAGACCGTACCGTAGCTCGCCCATGCTTACCTGAACGCGCCTCACCCCACCCGGCCAAACCGTAGTGGACCAAACCGCGCCTGACCGAACCTGACCGCGCCACGGCTGACCGAACCACACCTTGCATGGCCACATCTCGATGCCACCGCACCAAGCCTCAACACGCCGAGCCTTGCCCAACCACACCGACACCGAATTAATCGTTCAACACGACAAACCGTGTGACGATGAATCGCCCGAAACTCGGACGAAAGTCACCAAGACCAATCAGCTTTCCGGCCTGCTGGATGGTAGCGTTCAAAAGTTCCTGACCTACGTACTCCGGCAAATTCACCATGAGGATAAATTTTGCAGACCAGCCCTCGCGCATCGCAGGGCGACAGCGTGTTATCGCGTTTCGCTGGATTGTGACCCTTCTCTTGTCCAAATAATCCCAATCCTTTGCCCCCAAGGAAGCGAGCGGCGTCAGCGAGACGATCGCGGCCTTGAAAAGATCAGCAGCCGACTTCCTTGGGCTGCGAGGATCTTGTTGGAATTTTGCAGCATTTACGATCGCGCCTCGTAAATACTCGCCTGGAATGCAAACCTCCTTTTCATCATTCCGGTAAACGTAGCTTTCCACGTCGTCACTTTTCTTTTCGGCAGAGCCTTTTTTGGCTTTTGATTTTGAATCGACGCTCTCCACGTTCCACGCGTGGAAAAGAATTGGAGCAACACCTTCAACCGTCACTTCGCATCGGAATGGAATTTGAAGTTCGATCCCATGCTGTGCGCCGTTCGTTGGTGACTCGCCGCCGATGGCAGTGAGCTTTTTTTCTGCTGTCTTCATGTGTTTTGGAGTAATGCGCCAGAGGGCTTGCCATACCAAACCAAACCGTTCTGCGCATTTGGAAAAGCACCCGACTCCCGAACGTTAGAGCGCGGCTGATTTGAAATCGCCGCCAGACGGCAGCGGGTGCAAAGTGTTTGGAGGGACCATTGCGGCTCTAAACGCATGACCGTAGAAAACCCGATTGAACCGTTTATGTCAAGCGGTGAATCTGCACGCCCATGAGCACGCTGATTCGCCCGGGATCCACGCCGGATGCGCTGGCGGAAATGATGCAGATGCCGGTCTGCCCTGCGCCGATCGTGACTGAGTATTTCACGAACTGGACGTTTTCGGCCCAGGCGGTGTCGAGGTAGCTGTCCGTGTTCGACGTGTCGAGCGTTGGGTAAACGGTGTTGGTGAAAGGATCGAGCACGAATCCAGATGCCAGATCTCCTGTGAGTTTACCGGTGCGAACCTGGTAATGGCCGACCTGCAGCGCGTTGTCAGCGCCGTGGCCGTAAACGTAGACCTCATAATTGCCCTCGGGTAATCCGTCGAAGAACAGCGCCTCGTCCTTCGGCGTGATTGAATCGTTGCGATAGAACGCCTGGCCCATCTTGTACATGGCGTCCGGATGGTCGAGCGACACATCGAAATTGACCGCGCCGAGTTCCGTTTGCGTGAAATCGCCGACTTCACACTTTCGGATGGTGACGAAGGAGGCGGTCCCGTCCGATTTCAACAGGGTATCGTTGTTGTAATCGGAGGCGCTCCATGCGTTCCAGACGTCGCCGGACGTCTTTCCGAATGCGGCAAAGCCTATCTTTGTCGTATGCCTGCCGCGGATGGCGTGCATGTTGATGAGATCGCCGTTGACGGGCGGGCTCACACAGTTCAGCGCCGCCTCGGCTGCGGTCTGAGCCAGCGCCAGGGCTTTTGCGTTGGCATCGGCCGCGCTGATGAAACTCTTGTAGCTCGCCGAGCGTGTCACGTCGGCGCCCGTGGTTCCAACGGGGCAGCTTGCCGTGTAGGACTGCGTGCTGATCCAGAACGGATCGGGCTCCGTCTCGGGATCCGTTGGCGGCATGGGATCCGGGTTCTGCTGTTTGACCGGTTCAGCCAGGCACCCGTAACCGTAGCAGCACGTCCCGTAGGCGTAACCGCCACCGTAACCCTGTCCGTAGACTGTGCCCATGCCGCAAGCGGGCGGCACGTAAGTCAGATTCTCGTTGTCGAAACTTTCGGTGAACAGAATTTCGTCCGTGTCATCGTTGATGAGCGTGACGTCATCAAGCAAAACCCCGAAGGCTTGAGCCGCCGGCGCAGGCGAGACCGTTTCCTGGATGAAGATCAGTTGGCCGGAAGTGCCATCGCCCACGAAACTCAAGTCGTAGGTCGTAAAGTCCTGGCGCCAATCGTTCATCGCGTGCGTGGCGGTCGCGACGCTGCCGGCATTGACCTTGACCGAGTAGCCCGTGGCGTCCGCGCGCTGATTGCCGGCCAGTTTGTAACTCAGCTTGTAGTTGACGCCGTTTTGGAACGTGAACGATTTCTTGCTGATCAACCCGCCCTGCCATGGCGCCGAGCTTCCCACGAGATCCACGAATAGACCGTGCCCTGGGATAAGATCGTAAAATCCGTTCCCAATCAGGTCGACGTTTCCGATGTTATCCCAGTTGAGCCAATCCTCGTAGTCGAGCCTGCCCTGGCCAACGATGACGTCACCTTCCGGGCAACAGTTGCCAGCGCACAGGTAGCCTTTCAACCCGCTCACGTAACGTTTGGCGTCCTCCGCGGTGGGCCCGTCGTAGGCCGAGATGAAGAAACCGCCGTTGGCGAGTTTCTCTAGGCGCATGAACGCCTCCAGGCCGGCGCGCAGGCCAATGACGATGAGAACCCCGCCGCCGGACCGGAACTGGAGGGCTGTCTGCAGCGGCTCGATGTCGTCGTTATGCTGGCCGTCCGTGATCAGCAGGATAACGCGGCGGTCGACGTTCGCCGCGGCGAGTTCCGCGATGGCCGTTTCGAGCCCCGCATGGATGTCTGTCTGCTCCGGAACGAAGCCGACACCCATGATGGCGGTCCCGACGGCGATGTTATCGGCCGTCAAAGGCGCCACAACCTGGCCCGACACGGCGAACGTGGTCAGCCCAACGATGTCCTTGCGCACGTCGACCTCTCCGGCGAACTGTTTGGCGAGGAACTTCGCGAAATCAAGCTTGGTGCCGTATGGCGCGCCAAACGCCTGATTCATCGACTCCGAGTTGTCGATGACGATCTCCAGCCCGTTCGAAATGTTGTCGCAGGAGTCAACGACCTGAAGCTGGGCGAACGCCTCGAGGCCCTGCCATTCGACCGAGATCGTGACTATGCCGACCGAGATGCCCGTGGCGTTGCCGCCGATGGCGCCGATGACTGCGATTACGGTGCTGCCAGAGCGATAGCTGAGCCCGGATGTGACCTCGCGTTCGACGCCGTTGGCGATCAGGAAGGTTCGATATTGTACGGTGCCCAGAACTGCCACGACGGCAACCTCGGGACGCAGCTCGAGGCGCCCCTCCTGGACCGGTAGCCTCGTGCTTTCACACGATTCCTCGTTCACCTGGGGGAGCAGGCACGGCTGGTTGTCGAGTTGGTCGAACTTCATGCCTTGGTGTGCTCTTTCAGGAAATCGAACATGTTCGGCACGTTAAGGGCTGATGTTGGTCGGCTCTCCAGATTACGGAGAAGTTTCTCGTATTCAGGATCCACGCATCTCGAATAGCGAGCGTCCTGTGTCCAAAATGCCACTTGGACGGATTCCAACTGCAAATGCGCCGCACCCGGAAGTGGCAACTTCGACCGAAACGCAATTTCTGGCGCAATCGCCACAGCGGCGACGAACCCTGCAATCCGGCTGAAAAATGAACGGCGTTTCATGGCTTCCAATCCAGAAATCGAACGTGCTCGTGAAAAGTGCAGCCCTCACGCGGGCAGACGCAGGATGGAGTAACGGTTCCGTCGGCGGCGATTTCATGCGAAACGATGCTGCCGTGGTGCCCGTTCGGACAAACAAGCGTCGCCTTGATCGTGTGCGGGATCTGCGAAGGAATCCAGCAAGGTTTTACCTTCGGGTAACCGGTGCCGTCGTCCTCAAATTTGGGGATGTCGATCATGGTTTAGTCAACAAAAGCGTGTCGATGAGCACCCCAACCCGGTTGATCGCCTCGACCTTGAACTCGTCGCACGACACGGTGATCTTCAGCGCCCCGAAATCCGCGTCATACTGCACGAGGCTGTAGGGGATCGGTGAACCGCTGGCTACCAGCGCCCGGCCGCTCCAGCCGGCTACGATGAGCGGATAGCCCTCGGGTGCCAGTAGGCGCTCGTAAAGGTGATCGTCGCCGGTCAGCACCAAATCCGCGCCCCACGCCTTGTAGGGCCAGCGCAGCGCAGCGTATGCCGTGTTGCTCTCCTTGATGGAAGAATGGGGTGGCGCCCCAATGACGACAATCTTCCAGCGCGCCGTCGAAAGAGCCATTTTCAGCCTGAACGCCTCGCCCTGCACGCTGGTGGACGTGTTCCCGTCCGCCTGGACGAGCACGTCAGCCTGGTTCAGCCCGTTGTCCACGATGAACCAGTGAACGTGCCCCTGGACGAAATCGTAATACGGCTTGTGCAGGTTGAAATAGTTCAGGAACACCGGCAGCCGGCCGACGGGATCCCGGTCATGATCACCTACAGCCGGAAAGAATGCGTTCGTCCGTTCTGCCCCGGTGGCCAGCGTGCCCAAGTAGGGGAAAATGTAATCTCCGTAACTGGGACCGACTGAGGCGTCCAAAGCTTCCTTCGTAATCGCGCTGCCGTACCAATTGTCGCCGCCGCTCACGATATAAGCCGGGCCCCACGACTTCACCAAGTTCGCCACTTCGACAGTGGCGGCGCCGCCGTCAATGTCCGCTATGTAGGCGACAATCGTCTGATCAGTGGGAACCATAGGTGCATCGTCCGCGAGATCCGCACTCGTCGGCGAGCACACGTTCAATTCCTCGGCGTCCGTGTTCTCCTGGTTGCGCGTCTTCTCCCGCCAGCCGTGCATGAGTTCGCCGAGCTTCTGCCCGTAGTCCTGCTCCAGCATCCGTATCTTGGCCATGTCGCACCCGAAATCCCGCTCGTGCGACTTCTGCACGTAAAGCTTCACGACGGCCGCCGCTTCGGCGTCGAAGTAGTTCTGGTCCAGAACATCGTCGTCGAGCCATTCCTTCTTTTCGCCGTCCCACTCTATCACCAGCGATTCATTGCTTTGAAGCCAAGGCGCCAGGTGGAACCGCTTGCGGTTGATCGACCAGATGCCCGCACGCGCGCGTCCCGCGGGGGAATCCGTGGAAGCTTCCGAAAATCTGAATCCCTGCTGGAGCGCGGGCATTCCGGCGTTCTCTGGGGACGTGAACCGCGTCAGCAGGCAGCGCTGCCATTTGAGCACCTCCATGTGCGCGCGCGAAGAATAGTAAACCTTGTCGCACCACTCTCCGCCCGCGATCGTGTAAACCTTCTTGATCTCACCGACCGGTGCCTCGACGACCGACAGCGCGCACTGCACGTACGTCGAACACGCGGGAAATACCGACGTATGGTTGACGCGCAACTCTGGCACCCAACGCTGAAGCGCGATCATCGCCTCGAGAAACGCCTTGTCGTGCGCTGGCCGAAGACTCTTAGGCTCACCCGGAAAAGGATAAAGTTCTTGCCTAATTTGAGTCCTGAATTGGGCGTAACTTAACATTGCGCCAAAAGCTCCTCCGCTTTTGATTTCAACCCACTGTGCGAAATCAGCGTTAACTGACTTCTTATTACCTCTGCGCGGATGCTGGAGCCTTTGCGCAGATTGTCCAGCGTCCAAGTCGGACGCAGGTTGCTGAAGTGAAAAGCAGCAAGCAGTTCGTCCTTATTCTCCAAATTGAAAAGTTTCAGCGGTACGACATGATCCAAATGCCACGCCTTGCCCCTATTCTTCCAACTCATTCCGGGCTCGAACTGAGACTCAACGAATGCCACCAAAGTCTTCGTGTCGCAGCCGTGCAATTCGGAAGATTTGTTGCGCTTCCTGAGTTTGAAATCAGCCAGCCTTTTATGCACTGAAATCCGCATCCTGCAAATGAATCTGTAAAGCGGATCGTTCAATCGCTTCAGTCGCTCGCGCTTATTCTTCGTGGCTCTATGGCGTTCCCTGTTATTTCGCACCCATTTCTGGGTGTAGGCATTGGTTTTGTCTCGATTTTTAGATTGCCAGCGCTTTGTTCTAGCGTGCACCTCTTCCTTGTGGGCGTAATAGTATTTTCTACCCCTCTCGTTATCCCGCTTGATGATTTCAGGGTCCGCCCTGCGGACTCTCCGATAATAAAGGCGATCATGCTGCCTCAATCTCTCAAGGTTTTTTGCGCGATACTCCTTCATCCTGGCGAACCTATGCGCCCTAGCCTCGGGAGATTCGTTGGCGTATTTCTTTTTCGTGGATTTCACGATTTGCTTTTGCTCGTCTTCGGCTTGAAACTTTTCTCCGCATCCGCCGGCGGCACGGCCCGCGGCGCCGGCGCCGGTTCAGCGGCCACAGCAGCCCGCGGGTTTAGGGAGCCGCCTGACGCTGTGGGCGGAAGCTTGCGAGGCTGCCACTCCTCTCTCCAGGGCGCTTGTAAATTGCTTTTTTTTTGACTCTGTAGTTCGAGAAACTCCTCGCCCGTGATCTTCTCCGCCCCGCCGCGCTGGCCGGCGATGCACGCCTCAATCTCACGGATGATGCGCGGGTCCTCGGTAGCTAGGATCCCGATCTCGTTATTGACAAGCTGGAACCCCCTGAAACCGCTGCCGTCGGAGAAGATGATTGCCTGCTGTGGCGAGTACTTCTTGAAATACTGAATCATGGCCGCACCGTAACCGCGACAGACGAGGGAACGCAAGGCGGATTCAGATGCCTATGGCTTCGATACAGGAACGGATGAAGACTTCCGCGATTTGCGGCACGATGCTATTCCCGTATCCCCGCAGGAGCCCCACGCGGCCGGGTACCCCATGAGCCAGCGGGAATGTTCCGGATTCAACGCGCCGCGCTTTTCCGTCGAGGCAGTGGATGACGTCGAACGCGTTCCAAGCTGCCGATCCAGATAACTGCTTGCGCTGAATTGTGAGTCGTTCTTTCGAGGACAATGCGGAGTGTGCCACGCTGCCAGCAGAACCGTTTCGCTCAACGGCCTGGAGTTTGTCAATTCCTTGATACTCTCCCCGCTCTTGTAATCCCGCGCGCTGCACGTCGGCCAGGGAGCCATTGCTGCCGCATCGTTCAACGTCGTGCCCGTGTGTGATCCCCGTGCCTTTCGCGCCTCCTTGGACTCCACCCCGCGAACTGAGTCGATCGCGGATGGAGTGGGCCACCCAGTAGAGCCGTTGTCGTCTGTGCGGCGCTCCGACGCTCGCAGCGCACAGATCGGAAGCCCCGACTTCATACCCCATTCCTTCCAAATCATCTCGAACTCCAGCGAGCCATTCACGTCCAAGTTTGCTCGCAACCTGCTCTCCAAACGCGATTGAAGGCTGCCCGTGCCGAACAAGCTCGGCGAACACTGGCCAGAGGTGGCGCTCGTCCGCTTCCGCTCGCTGATCCCCGGCTGTGCTGAATGGTTGGCATGGGAGCGAGGCTGTCCAGACGGGCTTGTCGTCGGGCCATCTGGCAAGTCGAAGGGCAAGAGACCAACCGCCAATTCCGGCAAACCAATGGCATTGGGCATATCCTTTGAGTTCATGAGTTTTGACTTCGACTATACTGCGCTCGTCCACTTCCCCCATTGAAATCTCCCCGGCGCGAATCAATTCCCGAAGCCACGCAGCAGCCTTGGGATCATTCTCATTGTAGTAATTCACGCGAGCCGACGCTGCGGATCACTGATCGAATTGTCAAGCGGCAAACAAAAAGCCCGCCGGGTTCGCCAGCGGGCTGTGAAATGTCGTTCGGGATCAGTAGAGATCCGTGTAGGTGGGCGCAGCGGATTTGCCCGTTGCGGTGGGTTTCGCCAGAGAAATTCCTTCGATCCATGCAGAATGTAACGGACAGCTCACAACGACTGTGCCGCTCTCAGACATGAGCGTCTGTTCGAGCGACGGCATTTTCATGACGCAGCGCAGCGTCGAGTCCAGGCGCGCGGCTTGTTCGATCGTGGCGGTCTGGGTCGTCATGCGGTTGGCGGCGATCTGCGAGTAAAAGATCGTGCCGCCGTTGGGGCCAGGCTTGCCGATGTCCAGGGCGAGCATCAGATTGCCGCGGCTGGTCATGGACTGGTCATAGAACTGGTCGAGGAAATCGTCGAAGAAATCGTTCGACAAGAGGTTGATCCGGATTCCAGACGGATACTGGAACGTGTAGGAATCGAACAGAATGCCAGCCTCGCTGACCTTGTTGTACTCGAAATCCCAGCGCGCCTGCGCACCCCACTTGGCCGCAGCGTATTCGACATACGCCTGTTGGAACAGGGCGCGGAACTGGGAATTGGTCCACCAGTCGATGTCCGTGACCTTCTTGCCGTTCATGCCGGTCTCGCGGGCGCGTTTGATGTTGTAGTTGAGGTCCAGCCATTCCTCGATGCGCAGCGCCTGGTTCTGGAGGTCGAACACGCGACCGCACTCCCTGAGCTGTTCCTTGACGCCGACGAAGTTCGCGCGCCGGCCCATGAGCTTGCCGCCCAGGCCGAGTGTGAGCCCGGAGGCCTCCGTGGAATAAATGGGCTCGAGGTTCTGCCAGAGCGCCTGCGTCTGGTTGGCGGAGATCGGCTTGTTGAAGAAGAACGAGTTGACGAACTCACGTTGGGCAGCGGCTTCGTCCTGGCGATTGCGCTCGGCCAGATCGAGGTCACCGAATTCCTTGAAGGCCGGGTTCGTCATCAGGAGCTTTTTGAACACGGCCTGATACTCGGAATCGACGCAGCGCGAGTTACGGAACGTTTGCACCCAGAACAGCACGCGCTTGCGCGGGTCGAGCGTGGTGCGGTTGTGGCACCATTTCTCGTAGTCATCGACGTTGTTGACGCCTGGCACGACGACGCCGCCGAGCGTCGAGCTGGGCGTGGTGTCGTAGGCTTCGGCGCTGCCGCCGTTCTCGTTGTAAATGGCGACGTCGATCGCGGCGTTGCCGTCGGCCGTTGTGCCGGCGACGGAGTTGAGGATGCGCCATTGGCCGTGCTGCGATACACCGGCCGCGCTGCGCGTGAACAGATGGATGGTGTTACGCGGGAGGAACAGGCCCGGGTCGGCCGGGATGCCGAAACGGTTCGTGAGCCGGATCCAGCGCACGCCAGTCGTGTTGTAGGCGATGACCGTGGATCCGTCCTCGGTAGTCTGCGAGTCCGGATTCGTTCCCCCAGCGACAGCTCCTTGTTTCAGGAACGTCGTGGTACCGGCGCCAGACTGGGTGGCCAGGGTGGTCGGAATGCCGGCAGAGGCTTCAATGGTCGTGCCGGCGGCGCCAGCGACAACCTTCCAGTACGACGGGTTGAGGACGGTTTCCTGTGACCCGAGGATGAACGGGTGCAGGAGAGATTCGGTTTTGACGCCCTTGGTGCCGGACACGGCGTTGCGATACTCGGTGCGATCGGCGTTGGCCATGATCCAGTCGTACATCGTGTTGATGCGTACGCCGCACGCCTTCATTTCGATGGAGTGCTTGAACCATGCGTCGAGATCGGCGAACAGACCGCCCGGGGAGAAGATGGCGTCCAGGTCGGCCGGGGTGAGATGCGCGACGGTTGCGCGGGTGACGGTTCCGCAGGTGTCGTAATTGGTCGAGATGACCGGGGAACACTGCTTTGTGAACCGCTCCGAGATGACTACGTTGTCAGGCAAGGCCATAAGAGTTGTGCGAAATGGCGGGCGTAATTGCCTCGCGCTTTCGCAACAACTCTCTTAGCCCCACATGCTTCTGGCAACGTCGTCGGCAGTTTTTCCGCTTTGATGCGGCGCCTTTTTTGTCGTGTCCGTGTTATCGGACGCCGAAGAGACCGACGGAGGCCTGAAAGCGGCTCTGGTTTCGGGCGTGGCCGCTGGTGTCGCTGCGGCACTTGTTTTTGCCGGTTGAGACACTGGATCTGACTTTTTGATTCCGCCAAAAGTGTCGATTTTGGCCCGTGCGCGCGTCGAGTGCTGGGAAATGAGGGCCACGCGTATGTCTTCCCAGCCGATCGTGTAGTAGCCGGCGGAGAGCGCATCGAACGCTTTCGACTTGGCCGCGGGCGGCGCGGGCGACGCCCTGATCTTGTCGACTTCGCGCATGAATTCCTCCTGGGTGACGAAGCGTTTCCCGTCGCGGGCGGTCTCCTCCGGTGGCAGCGCGGCGATCTCGCGTTCCAGGTTTTGAACGAAATCGGCGAGCATCCGGTGCGGTTGCACGTAGGCACCGCTGGCGACCTTCACGGAAAAATTCGGATCCATTTGGTACTTCCCGGCGAAGCGCTCGAGCTTGTCGACCTCGGAAATCTGCGCGGCGAGCAACTGGGCTTCTTCATGCAGGATCGCGCGCGCGTGAGGGCTGGCCTTGTCGATCTCCGCTTCGACTTCCTTCGTGAGTTTGCCGTCTTTGAGCAAATCCTTGAAGCCGGCATCGGCAACCATCTCTGTGAGGGCGGTGCTGACTGCTGCGGCGTTCTTGGGGACGTGCTCGCGCATCTCGCGCTCGTACGTCTCGGCTTCGGTCTCCTTTTTGAGTTCCTCCTTGATCTCGCGTTTGCTCTGTTCCTTCAGGTTCAGTTTGGCCGCGCGCTTGAATTCCTGCTCGTCGTACCGGGGCTCGTTCTTATCGTAGAACTCGGCATGGGTTTCATCGTTGAGATCGAAAACTGCGCCAGGGTTGGCCTTTTCCCATGCGGCGATGTAATCGGCTTCATCGGCCCAGAAGCGTTTCGTGCGATCAACAATTCCGCGGGGGGCTTTGCCGTCGCGCTCCATGCGGGCCAGGGCGGCAAGCGTTTCCTCGTCGTCCTCGTTGAGATCGGTCGTAACCGGAGGTTTGACTTCCGGTTGCGCTGCAGGAGCCTGAAGCGACTCAGGTTTTACGGCTTCGGAGATTGGTGGCGGGAGCGGTTTCTTGGCCGCTGGCTTTTTCTCGGGCTCAGGTTTCGCCTCCGGTGGTTTCTCGGTCGTTTCCTTTGTAACCTCGGGTTCGTTGGGCTTTTCGTCAGCGACGGGCGGTTTCGTTTCCGGCTTCTTTTTGCCAGGCACTGGGAACATCGACGCCGAGATCTCCTCTGCGCGCGCCGCGAGTTCCTCGGCGGTCGGCGTGGCCTTCTTCTCCTCGGCCTTTTCGACCGGCTTCTCTGCGGGTGTTTCGACCTTCGGTTCGACTTTGGCCTTGTCGTCCGCAGTGGGTTTCTTCGGCTTATCATCAGCAAATTGGCGTGGCATGATTATTCAGGTGCGTTGAGTGGAAGGAATGGGAGCTTGTTGGTTAGTCTCGGATCATGTCGGTAGGGATTCAGGGGTTGCGTTGACCAAAAGCTTCGGCTCGACCTTTCCGGACTTCAGCGAATCCATGTAGTCGAGCATCCGCTCAAATCGATCCGCCGCCTCGACGTGTTCCTTGAGCGCCGCGGCCATGACCTCGGCCGACAGGTTGGCGCACTTCGTGGCCTCCTGGCCTGCCTCAAACTGCGCCAGCAAGCATTGGGTTTGGAGCAACTGCCGGAACAGGAGCGACTGGGGCGACTGGAGCCATGACTGGAGGGATGCCGCCTCCGTCGGGTCCAGCGAGCGGGTTTGAAGTTGAAGCAACATGCTGTGCGAACGCCTTGGTAAGCGCGTCGACCTTCATTGTCACGTCTTTTATCTCGGACATGATCACCTCCAAACCCTGCTTGGTTTCGGTTCGGACAATGCCCAAAACGGCATCAACGGCCTGTTTGAGCAGGTCGCTTGCCTGTTTCTTCTGGTTCTCGGCGGTCATATCGCGCAGGTCGGCGTCGAGGTGCAACCCGGCCAGTTTGGCAATTTGATTGGCGATCTCGACCATTTGCTTTGGCCCGAGCGCCATCTGTACCACGGGATTGTTGAGGATTGTGGCGTAAAACTGTGAAATCGCCTGGGCTGCTTCCCAGTTGGTCTGCCGCTTGTTGGTCGGCGGCACGGTGGCGAAGCTGTCCAATTGCATCGCCGATTTCTTTTTGATCTTTACGCGGACCTTTTTGTCGCGCGTCTCTTCCTTGTCGTCCTCGTCCTGCGTGATGCCCAAAGCCGTGAGCTGCTCCTCGGTGAGTTCGTGGTCGCTGGGGATCTGCGCGTAGAACTCATCCTGCCCGTAGTTCATCAGCGCCTCGTAATTCTGGTGCGCCATCGCGTTCATGCCGGCGTCGAGCGGGATCCCGGTGTATTCAACGATGTTCGTTGTCGAGGCGGCAACGTGATCGATTTCGGCCTTGGTCTGCTCGTGGCTCGCCGCCTGGGCGACTTCCTGGGCGCTGAACTGCAACACGCGCTCGGCCATGTCGATGGTCAATTTCATTGCCAAAACAATGCCATTTATATCCATCGGCGCGAAACGATGTGAGATCACGGCCTGCCGCGCGTCGGCCTGCAATCGGAACAAGGTCTTGCTGTCGTAACGGAAAATGTTCAGCCCGCGGAAATAGGTTTCCCCGTCGTTGGTGAGCTTCTTGATCGTCGCGTCGTCGACGATGGCCCCGTCCACCATCGTGAAATTCGCCAGATTCTGTTTCACAGCCAGCAGGAACTGGGTGAACAGGTTGGAGAGCTGGTCCTGATAGGGAGCGAGCTGCAGCACCAGCGAGGCATCAGCCACGCGCTTGTCGTCGCCGTTGTCCTTGAACACGCAGACGGGCGTGTAACCCATGGGCGCCGCGTAAACGATCGTGCCGTCCCCGGCCACGACGAACCGGCACCAGATTGGGTATGGGTAATCGCCCAGTCCCCAATCCTTCGGGATCAGTTTCTCGCGATGCTCGCACAGCATCACGGAATGATCGCGCATGTCGCCGCTGTAAAACGAATTCGAGATGAACTCCTCCCGGTCCTCGGGTTTCCCCGTGAAATCGACGCTCGGAATCTTGAGGGTGCAACCGGTGTAAACGGTTTGCCAGAAGGACGGGAATGAATTGAACCAGCCCAGCCCGCCGATGTTGATCTTGTCCTTGTTGTAAAACCCGTCGTTGTCGTAAATATCGCCATAGCGAAGGACCTGCCAGTGGCCGGCAAACTCGCAGCCCGTGTCCGTGTTGAACGTGCGCATCGGGTGCGCCATGTCGCAATACGTCCGGGCTGGATGCGGCGTGTGATAGCGGAGGCCCTCGCGCACGATGTATTTATCCTCCTTGCCGTCCTTGTCGAGCCGCATTTGCTCGCAGGAATCATATTCCTCCTTCGTGAACAACAGGCAGCCCGTCGGGTAAAGGAACATCTGGAGCACGGCCTGGTTGACGATGCCGAGGTAGTCGTACGCCTTGGATGTCTCCTGGATGCGGCTGGTGAGCACCTCACAGCGCACGCGGTTCAGCTTGCTCTGCGTGGCCGCCTTGAATTCGAAGAACGGATCGCGGTTGCGGTCGTTGATCATCCGCGCCCGGCGGGACGTCGCCATGGCGCGCGCCAGCGGGACCATGACGGAAAAGAAGCTCGGGACGTTGACGGCCTGAATCAATTCGCCCGTCTTCGGGTCGCGCTTGTCTGTCGGCACGAGCACCGAGTCTAGATCCAGCCCCAGCCCCTTGAGGGCGCTCTTTACCTCCTCAGTGTTCTTCCCGTGCTTGGCGCACACGGACGAAATCAGCGTCGGACTCACCTGCCGGAACGGGGCGTCCCAGATCAGGTCCATCGCGTGGATCGTGGTGAAGTTGGCGAAATTCCAGTCCCGGCCGCAAACAATTCGATCCCAGATGCGCTCCATCAGGGCGTCAATCTTGTCCTTTTGCGCGGCAGTTTTCTCGACGATGCCGTTCTTTCGCTGCGGGCGCTCGCGAATACGCCCTTCGAAGATTTTTCTCCACGCCTCCGCGGAACAGCCGTGTTTCTTTAGGATCCGGACATCGATCATGGAATCGTTCAGTAGCCCCTGCGTGCCACGACTGCGCCTTTGCGCCCCACGACCGCCATCGCCGCCGGCGACATCTTGGGTTCCTCGATGCCTCCTTCGGCCTCGGTCTCGGCGCCGCCCTCGTTCTCGTAGCCGGATTTGGTGATGTTATCGCCAGACACGACGGCGCCGACGCCCGGGACCATTGTGAGCGTGCCGCCTTTTATCGTGAAATCGCCCGTCTCACCGTCTTTGCATTGGGGCAGTTGGTCGTCCAGAGTCTCTTGGGAAATCACGAGTGCGTTCATGGTCGCCAACGTAGGCTCGCCACGGCACCGATGGCAAGGCAGATTTCCGGCATGTCACAGCCATGGAGCCCGGACTGGCTCTACACAAAGCAGCGAATCCTGTTCAACATCGGGACGGAGCAGGATGCCGGCAAAAATCATCCGAACTCGCCAACGGCGGTTCTGGTGAGCGGCCCGCGTTACAGCGCCAAGAGCTTCGGGTGCGACGACAGGATGATCCGCCACCTCTGGGAGACACCAAATGGCCGGTTTGCCATCATCAACAAGACACTGCGCAACACCACGGACTCAGGGACGCAACAACGGCTCACGGAATACGTGCTGCCGCGGTGGATCGATGCCGGCATCGGGTTCGAATACACGACGCGCGACGGCGACGGGATCCCGGGGTTCAAGACTGACGGTCGGACGCGCACGCCGTTTTGTCGGTTTAGCAACGCGTGGGGCGGGGAAAGCGAGATACGCATTCTGTCCGTTGAACATGACTGCGAGATCGAGACCAAGCTCAAGGATTCATTTTGGAGCGGGATCCGGCTGATCGAGCTGGGCAACTTCAAGGACCCGCGGATCTTCACTGTCTCGTGGGAGCAGCTTCGAATGCCCCATTTGAAACCGTGGCAGCATCTGTGGCTGGCGGACACCAACCCGGCCGTTGAGGGCGAGGAATCGTGGATATACAAGTTCTGGTACAAACGCGACTGGTCCGCCGTGACGCTGACCGGCGCCGACAACAACAGGGCGCAGGGCGAGGAGATCAAACGTTGCCGGGAAAAATTCGAGAAATCGCTTCGTCTCATGGAATTTTTCCTCGAGGACAACGAGGGGCTGACTACGGATCAAATCGAGGATCGCAAGGCCCTGCACTCAGGCGACCCGGGCGAGTACGCGCGAGACGTCGAGGGCAAATGGGTGGCCGGCAGCGGCGGCGCCAACCGAATCTTCGCCGACGTGTTCAGTCGCGACATTCACGTCATCGAGGAGGACCCTGAAAAGGGTGAGAAGATCGAGTTATCGCCAACGACTTCGGACCTTTACACCGGAGCCGACATCGGAGGGAGCGTTAATCACGGGTTCACGATTGTAGAGAAGCGCATCGTAAGCCTGAATGATGTCGAGTGGCCTGTCTGGATGTTCTTGAGGGAAATCGAGTCAATCGGGGAACGGATCAAAATCTCTGATCTGGGAGTGGAAATGCTGAGACTGATGACTGATCTTGAAAAGCTGTACGCACGCAAGTTCGGTTGGACGCATTATGCGGACGATTCAGCTTTGACGGTGTACCGTCCGACCGGGATCGGTTTCGACAATCTTGAGATTTTGGCCAGCACTCACGGAGCGATAAATTTTCAAGGCGTTCACAAACCGAATGGGAGCGTTTTAACGCGGCAACGATTGCTGCGCCGGCTCATCAAAGAAAAACGCTGTTTCATCAGCAGCCAGTGTCCGCGATTGATCGCCGCCATCGAGAACGCCGCCACCGACAAGGACGGGAAAGTGACCGGCATCCATCGCCACATTCTTGACGCGGCGACCTATGTTTTACTAATGGAGGGCGCTCAGGAGCTTGCGGAGACCGCGTTCAAACCCACGGTCGGGGACGGGAAGCCGAGGCTCGTGTCTATGCGGCTTTGACCGATAGCAGCCGGTTCAACATCTTCCGTTGGGTCGGCTTGATCCTCTTGGCGAGTTTACCAATCGACCGCAACCTATTCTTTAGATTCTGCCTGTGCCGCTTGTGCGTGAGTAAGTTGACGCCACAGGCCATGGTAATTCGGTCAGTGACTTCATTCGTGACCTGGTTCCAGTCATCCTTCAAAAACACTTGGTGGACGGTCGAACGCGGGATGCCGGAACGCAGCGCGATCTGTCGCGTCGTGAGATCGGCGGCGATCAACCGAACGATGCGCGGGGGGAAGCGATTGATTTTCTCCAGCAACCTCATGGTTTTTCGTTGTGGACGTGCGTATGCTGGTGAAATTCGACCGTCTGGCCTGGGATGAAGGATTGCCGCGGTTTGTCAGGTGGTTTCGGGGCGTCCTCGCCGCCGATGTTTTTACCTGACAGGACGGAGATCCCTTTGGCGATCTTCCCGAGGGCCGTCGCGATTTCGCAAAGATCCTCCAGCTTGGCGGTCTTGTTGATTTTCCCTTTGAGCGCATCGGCGCATTCCCACAGCCCTTCCTTCGTGGCGAAGGCGAACCCGCGGTCGGTGTGAACGATGCCGGCCAGTTCAATGTCAACGCCCAGCCGGGCCATGGTTTTGACGAGCTTGTTTGAAACGCGGGCCAGCCCGAGTTCTGCGGCGGCTTCGTCTCCTTCGGCGCCGTTGAGTGGCTTTCCGCTGCCAGGCACCTCGACCTTTAGAACGATTGGCTTGTCTTTGACCGTGGACACGAAACTTCTATGCGCCAAAAAGTCGGTCAGGGCAAGCGATTACACGCCAAGCGGGAGCCCGGGCGTGACATGGCAACGCTGATCGGCCTCTCGGGCATATTCAGGATTTAATTCCACGAGAATCGCTCTTCGACCAAGTTCCAGCGCAACCATGCCGGCCGTACCGGATCCACCGAATGGATCGAGAACCACTCCGCCAGTGGGGCAACCGGCCAGGATGCACGGCTTGATCAGCGCAGGCGGGAAAGTCGCATAATGGTTTCCAGGGAATGCGAATGTGGGCACCGTCCAAACTGTCCGTTTATTCCGATTGGCGACCAACTCAGTCACGGCGCCCGAGAAGCTGGCATTCTGTTTTGAGCCTTTGGCGTCCTTTGTGGCCTTCGGATTGACGCCGTTACCGCGGGAGTGCGCGTTGCCGTTCACGGGCTCCTTGATCGCCTCCATGTCGTAAAAGTAACTCTTCCTCTTGCTGAACAGGAAAATGTATTCATGCGACTTGGTAGGTCGGTCCGTGACGCTCTCGGGCATAGGGTTTGGTTTGTGCCAGATAATGTCCGAACGAAGGATCCATCCATCTGCCTGGAGCGCGAAGGCAACGATCCACGGCAGCCCGATCAGATTTTTGCTCGGTAGTTTTGCGGCGGCCTTGTGCGGCACTGATCGAAACGCCTGGCGGTCGCGCCTGAAGCTGGATCGATTGCCGATCCGATTCCCACTTTTTGCCAGCTTACTTTGATCCTGGGATTCAGTGCTCCCCTGCAGCCCGCTTCGGCCCGTGTCGCAGCCACAACCGCTGGCCGTGTAACTGTCGCCCAGATTGAGCCACAGCGTTCCATCATCTCGAAGAACCCGGCGAACCTCGCGAAAAACTTTCACCATCTCTTTCACCCAATCCCCGACCGTGCGCTCGAGCCCGATTTGATCCGGGTGATCGTAATCACGTTGGCCCCAGTACGGGGGGCTGGTCACGCACATCTGGACGCTCGAGTCTGGAAGAGTTTTCAGAACTTTGCGACAGTCGCCCGTCAGGATTTGCAGTCGGTCGCTCACGCGCCGAGACTGGATTGCGCAGCCAAATTGTCAAGCGGCAAACTCCGAACCGTTCGTGCCCGGCTTCCATCCGCTCCCTTCCACCTGACCGCCCGTTTTCTGGAACAGCCAGCAGTCAGAATCCTTCAGCGAACTTTTCGCCGGCGCCCAGCACAAACAGCCGAGCTGCTCAGTGTTCTTTGTCAGCGGGTTTGTCCACGTGTCCCCCGGAGTGCCACACGTCTGCAAGCGGCGATTGTACACTTGGCACCTCATGCACGATCGCATTCGGCTGCTCCACAGGTGGCGGGGCGCTCGTTTCCCCAAGAACAGCCACAGGGCGAGGTTTCTTGCGGAGGCGAAAAAGTCTTTTAACCGTTCTGAGGGACGGTTTGACGAAGCGTTTCTTGTGATCGCGTTTGCCAGTGCGCGCAGGAATTTTAAGAGCCGGCCGATGCGCTTGCGCAATGTAATCCGTGAAAATCTCATAGAGAATGGGTTCCGCGGCACGCAACCGATCCTTCACGTTGAGCAGGTAATGGACTCTGCCCTGCTGTTTCAACAAGGCCAGTTCAGATTTTCGGATACCCTGCCACCACGCGTGACTGTGGCGCACGGCAATGTTCCAGAGAACGATTTTCCTGGTCTTGTTAAGGAACATGAGACGTCCATCGCGGAGCGCCTGGCGTACGATCTTTTCCTTGGAAGATGCGTACAGGATGCGGCGCATTGTATGCGCGGAAAAGAGCCTCATGAAATCCGAGCGCAATGGGGTGGCCTGAATCTTTGCGAACCCGAGATCCACGGGTTTGTTCTCGACGACGATGCGGTGAAGGAACTGCTGGCACAGTATCCCGTAGAGCAGTTGCGCCTTGGGGACTGTTTTCGCAAAGCCTGCCCGGACCAGTTCCTCGTACAGCCCTTCCATGTCCTTTGGCTGTTCGGTCAGCGTGACGCGGCCGACATTGCTTACCCAGGAAATCGCGTCTTCGGGAAGGAGTCCTTCTTCCAATCTGTCTGCGTTGTCTTTGAGCGCGGTCTTGGTGATGAACCAATCCTGGCCGTTGCTGGTGCCGAGTTCCGACAAGCGTTTGTCCAGGGCTTGGCGCATGAGCCGCGTCAGGGAGCCGTGTGGACGAACGGACATTAACTCGCCCAGATACACCCACGCTGGAAGGCTCCAGTTGGGACCATGGAAGACGTAGCAATTCGGCCCGGACACAAGAAAACGGGCGCGAGGTCACGACAACCCCGCGCCCTACACGAATGGTACACGATTGACGTGCGCAAGATACGGTTTACTGAAAAGATGTCAAGCGGTGTTTCAGCACCTTGACAAAATGCAACAGGCGTCGGTAGTCTCGCTCAACTTCGCTGGTCTTCACGACGGACGGCGGTCATTATGCCAAACGTCAACGGTGTTTATCTCTATCCTCATCCTGACAATCCCAGGATCAAAATCTCGCGCCAGCGCCTTGCTCAAATCCGCAACAAGCGCAAGGGCAAGTGCCAGAGATGCGGGCGCCGGTATTCTGGAAAATATCTCTGCACGCATTGCTACCCGCGGCGAAGGGCGGCATGAACCTGGATTCGTTCGATCTCGCCAAACTTATCAAGATCGTCGTCGCTGCCGACGAGCTTGAAGAATTCCTTCACGACAACTCGGGCGCGACAGCCGATTGGCCTGTGGACATCAGTGCTGACAACGAAAGAGACGGCCAGGAGATGTGCGCTCGCCTGAATAAATTGCGTGACGCACTCAAGCCATACCGCGAAGCCAAAAGACCGCTTGACAAATAGTGTGGGCACGCTGACGCTCGCAATGCGTAACGAACCTCAACACCACTATGCCCACCTACCAAAGAGCCCCGAAAAACGTCGAAGACATGGCCAATGCCATCCTCGAGGAGTTTGAAAATCACGCGCCGATCCTGAAGGCGGGCGTCAAGATCGATTTCATCTTCGCCCATGCGGATCTCGACGAGAAGAGCGGCGAGCCGATCAACAACGCCATCACTGTCCGCGGGCGCCGCGCGCTGGGTCAATGCAAGAAGATTTCGCTCAAGGACAGGTCCGTGGGCCGCGGGGACGCCGAGATTGTTCTCGATGGCGATCATTGGAAAGAGGTTGGGGACGCAGAGCGCAAGGCCATTCTCGACCATGAGCTGACACACATCGAGGTGAAGGAGGATGAACGCGGACATCTGGTGGACGATCTCGGGCGCCCGGTATTGAAGCTCAGGATTCATGACGTGGAGTTTGGCTGGTTCAACAATGTCGCCGCCCGTCACGGCATCCA